GAACCTGGGGGGCGGGTTAGCTTGGGTGTGGGAGTATGCGCAGGACGCGTACGAGGGCAGGACGGAAGCCCTGCTGAGCGTGGAGTCGGATGTGGTGGTCCGCCCGGGAGCGGTGGAGGCCTTTCGCGAGGCGGTGGCCGGGTGGGGTGAGCGGGCCGGCGCGGTCGCTCCGCTGTATACGGAAGTGGGCGGCTCGGTGATCTCGACTTTCGGAGGGATGACCGACGAGCCGTTGGATTTCTGCGGGCACCGGCGCGGGGAGGCGGTCGCTCCCATCATGCAGGCGCCGCTGCGCTGCTCGGCCCTGTGGTGGGCGCACCTGGCCTGCCTGTGGGTGCCTCGGCAGACGCTGCGCAACCGGGCGGTGCGGCCCGATCCGGCCTTCCGGTTGTACTACCAGGACCACGACCTGTGCCACCAACTGAGACATGCCGGCCTGGACGTGGTGCTGTGCGATCATGCCGTGGCCGAACACACGCGGTGGAACGCTTCCACGGGTCTGCTGCTCGGTGACGGTCGCCAGGCGGCCGAGGCGCTTGCTTACGAGCAGCTCAAGCGCAAATGGGCCGGCATCTTCTTCTGAAACTGGTCGATTGCCAAGTTGGCGCGGAGTTGGTCTGATACAGCGGCATGGTTTCATACACCGAGGGACGTATTCTGGTGCCGGATGAGGAGGACCGTGGGGTCATTCCGGCGGCGTGGTTGGAGTCGTATGGCCGGGCCCTGCTGCCGGCGAAGTGGGATGCGGAGGCCTGGCACGGCCTGGACAAAGAAAGCAAGCGCTTCTTGTACCGGGTCATCGTCTCGTTGCCCTACTTCTTCTGGCACGTCTACATGCCGTTCAAGTCGAAGATGGAGATGGGGTACACGGAGGAAAGGCTCCGGCAGCTTTACCCTCAGGGACCTCCCAACTTCTGGATTACCTACCTCTACGACCTGCAGAAGGCGGTCCCCTACGAGCTGCTGGTCTGCGAGAAGCAACCCGAGCACAGCGACGTGTGGCGCCTGGGACGTTCCGAGCCCACCGGCCATTTCAAGTCGGCCCGCACCTGTGAGGCGCTCCCGCTGTGGCTGATCGGCGGCTACCCTTCGACGACGGGGCTGATTGCTACCTCGACGAAGGACGTAGGCGACCGGTACATCTCGGCGCACAAGTCCCATATCTCCCGCAACGAGCGGTATCGGTGGGTGTACGGGGACCTACATGCCTCGGGCGTGCGGGACGATGGGACCTCTCGGGTGTGGCGGACCGACGCTATCGAGGTCGACCATCCGCTGAGCCGGTCGTCGCCCACCGTCGAGATTATCGGCTACCAGGGCGACATTGAGGGGGAGCGGTACGACTGGGCGCTGGGCGATGACATTGCCACCTTCGAGAACGCCAAGACGCCCTACGCCCGAGAACAGCAGTGGATGTGGATGACCGGCACGCTGCTGCGTCGGCTGACGGCGGATCGGCGCTTCTATGTCTACATCGGCACGCCCCACTGGGGAGGCGATCTGCTCGACCGGATCAAGGCGGACGCGACGGCCAAGGGCACCTGGGACTACCGGGAAACCCCGGCCATCCTCCGGGGAACCTGGCCGCCGCAGCGTAAGGACCCGGCCCAGGAGTACAGCAAGGACAATGTGATCGTCCCTCGGGACTGCGAGGTCTTGTGGCCGGAGTTCTGGTCCATCGAGAAGCTGGTGGAGGACTTCGTCGAAGACCAGGGCGCCTTCGCGCGCACCCGGATGTTGCAGCACCAGGACCCGGAGAGCAAGTGGTTCACGCACTCCCTGGTGGAGGACATGAAGGCGGATGGGGGTATCCGGCTCAGCGACGGCAGCCCGCGGCCGCTGCTCTCCCGCTGGCCGCTGGACGTCGGGATACCGGGCCCCGACACGGCGCTCTACGAGATGTACATGAGCCAGGGGATCAGCCCCTCGGCCCTGCGCCTGGTGATCTCGGTGGACCTGGCGACGGAAGAGGCGACGCTGGAGCGCGCGAACCCGGACTACACGGTGCTGCAGCTGTGGGGCATGGATCCGGCCACCTACGCGAGGATTCTGCTCAACCAGGCGCGGCGCCGGATGCGCGATCCCAAGGACATCGGGCAGATGCTGTCCGAGTGGGTGCACGTGTATAACCCGGACAAGCTGCTGGTAGAGGCGGTGGCCGTGGACCGGCTGTTCGCGCGCACGCTGCAGGATGTGGTGGGCTTCCCCGTCCAAATCGCGGACCCGAAGAAAGACAAGCTGGACCGGATCGAGCGCCTGCGGGATCTCATTCAGGCCGGGATGGTGTGGGTTCCCTTCGCCAACGATACCTTCCGCGGCAACTCCGGCCGCAACTATAACACCCGCTTCGTGATGCAGCCCTTCCTGGATGAGTTGGAGGCCTACCCGCGAGGCAACGCCCACAACGACACCCTGATGGCGGCGGTTCATGCCATAACGGAGTTGCGGGGCGGGGACCGGCAGATCAAGGCGCGGCTGCTGGGGCAGTCGAGCGAGGGCGACTTGCCTCGGGGGATTCCCTCGGTGCGCACCCTCCTGCGCCGGCGAGCTCAGGGCGCGACCGGGCGCTCGCTCGACGCTCAGTTGGCCGAGATGCGCCGGAGCGTGAGCCAACTGAAAATGCTGCAGGTAACCACGGGTGGCGAAGAGGAGAGCGAACAGCAGGAAGAGGACGCCACCGAGGCGGGGGCCCTTCCAGGAGGCGCGTTGTAGGTAATGCCAACGGTGCGTGAGTTCAGAACGGCGGACGGGGGCGCGGTGTCGGCCCGGGTGATCACCCTGAGCCGGGACACCCCTAACTCGCAGGTGGCCCTGCTGGCGCGGGCGGCGTTGGCCCCGATTCTCCAGGGCGCCAGCGATCAGTTGCAGATTCGCAACACCACGGCTCGGTTCGGGGCGTATGACATCGAGCATCCGCCCCTGAACCTGGATCGCCTGGTGGCCCTGTCCCGCAGTGAACCCATGCACCGGGCGTGCCTGGAGGCGAAGGCTCATGCGGTCGCCGGACAGGGGTATCGCATCCGGCCGGCGAGCGAGTTGGTGATGAGCGACCAGTCCGTCGTTTCGTACACCCCGGACCCGGAGAAGCACCTGGATGACTCCCAGAAGGCGAGGATCGTGGCCTTCCTGGAGTCGGCCCTGCCGGACTACTCCTTCTCCGAGACGCTGGTGGCCACCGAGCGGGACCTGGAGGCGCTGGGGCAGGGGTTCATCGAGATCGCGCGCCGGGGCGATGCTCAGCCGGACGCCATGTATCCCTGCAAGTCGATCTCCATCCGGCTGTTGGCGGATGGCCGGGGCTACGTGCAACGGCGCGGCTACCAGACGCGAATCTTCGCCAAGTACACGCCTGGCGGCGCCAAAACCGCCCAGGTAGGCCTGGTCCGCGGCGATCAGGGGGGCCTGATGGTCGAGGTACGCGCCTGGGGGAGCCCCGACCACCTCCTGCGCACGAACGAGGTGCAGCCGTCCATGGGGCTGGACCAGTTCCTGGTCGACGCGAGTTCGGACAGCGCCCAGGTCTTCTCGGTCAACGAGCTGCTGATGTTCCGCAAGGGCACCACGCTCGACACCAACTACGGTGAGCCCGACATCATCTCGGCCATGTACGACGCGGTCGGCGGCCAGCTCGCCGCGATCTACAACATGGACTACTTCGAGAACAACACCATTCCACGCATGGCGATTGTGGCGCGGGGCGGGACGCTGTCCGAGGCGGTCATTCAGCAGGTGGAGGACTGGATCAACGGCCGCAACCTCGCTTCGGTCGCCAACCAGGTACTGCTCATCGACGTACCGGATCCCAACACCCAGTTGGACTTCGAGAAGTTTGGGGCTACCCAGCTCTCGGACGCCTCCTTCGACGGGTACCGCGGCATGGTGGACGAGCACATCCGGGTGGCCCATCGGACGCCGGCGGGGATGGTCTCGTTGGCCGGCGATGAGGTGGCTGACTTCCGTTTCATCTCCCAGGTCGTCCGGCCGCGGCAGCGGGATATCGAGTCGCGGTTCAACTACATCTTCCGGGAGGAGTTCGGGATCACCGACTGGGTCTTGGACCTGAATGTTCCGGACATCGTGGGGGAGGCCCGGCGCGCGGAGATCTTCGACATCCTCCTGCGCCGCGGGGTCATCACGATCAACGAGGTGCGCTACTACTTCGGGCTGCCTCCGGTCGACGGCGGCGACAAGCCTTTCGTTCTGGTGCCCGGCGCCGGCGTCGTGCCGATCGAGACGGTGAACGAAGTGGTGGACGCGATCCGGAAGGGGGACTACAAGCCGGGCGCCATGACGGCGACCACCGGCCAGAAGACCCCGCCGACGGGGGCGCCGGTGTTCGGGGACACCGTGCAACGGGCGTTGACCATGAAGGTGGGGGACCTGGCGGACTTTAGCCCGAGCGTGCAGCAGGAGATGGCGGCCATCCTGGAATCGCTGTGGAATGCGGACCCCGAGTTGGTGCGCCAGTTGCTGCCGGCCGGCTTCCATTAGAAAAGAAGAGCTTGACAAGTTTCGAAAAGTGTGATATAATATCATCGTCAACGAAAAAAGAAAGCGTTGGCGGGAAGGGAGTCGATGGCACCGGAAAGGAGCAAAGGTAGCTTCGAATTCAGGGCGGACATTCGCGAGGTGAAGAGCGAGGGCGACCAGCTCTCTTTCGTCATCGGCGCGGCCACCGACGCGCTGGTAGCCGGCCCTAACGGCCAGGCCCCGGGGCGTCTTACCCATCGGGCGCTCACGGGGATGCGGGCGCAGGGCGTCATCCCGATTGTCAGCGGCCCGAACCATGTGCAGGGCATGTCGGACCCCTTCACCATCATCGGTGAGGGAACGCCCCTGCAGTCTCCTGATGGTGAATTCGTGGTGCGGTGCGAGTTGTACCCCAAGCACCCCCATGCCGCCGACTTGTACGACAAGGTGCAGCGGCACCCGGAATGGTACAAGGCATCCATCGGCGGCCTTATCCCTAAGGACGGGGTTAGTCAGCAGATCGCTCGTGGTGCAGACGGGCGCTCGGTCTACGAGCGCGTGATCGATCAGTGCCCGCTGGACCACATTTACTTTTGCCGCGCGCGCAGCGCGCTCGATCAGGGCACCTGGGTAGCCCCGGAGTCGCGCGCGGGCGGGGCGGTGGACTCGTTCGCCGAGGCCCTCTTCCGGGCGGCCGAGGAGGTCGTGGCGGAGTCGGGTCGGGTCTGGCCGGATTTGGCGGTGGTGGACGAGTTGGAGGGGCGGTCGGCCTGGTCGAGCGAAGAGATCGACGCCATGCCGGACGACCATTTCCTGTTCATCGAGCCCGGCGGTACTCGACATCTGCCGGTGAAGGACCCGGCCGGCAACTGGAGTTGCCCGCACCTGGCGAATGCGGAGTCCAGGTGCAACCAGATCGTGCTGGCCGACGGCCAGGTGATCGGAGAGGAGGCGGCCGCGCGGCTCAAGAGTCGGGCCGGCGCGCTATACCAGGAGCATTGCGCTAAAGAGGGCCGTTGTGCCGTACCCCCGCGCGGTGCAGGACAAGGTGACATATACATGGCGACGGCGACAGGACAGGACCCCGTGCGGCCGGCTGGTGACAGCGTGGGAGATAGGATTCTGATGGCGCTGGGGCTGGGGGCCCTGCTGCACCGGGCAGACGACGGGACCGCTGACGCTCCCCCGGCGGAGGCTCCTCCCGCGGAGGCGCCGGCTGGTGGGGATACTCCTCCGGCCCCGGCTCCCGGCGAGTCGAGGGCGGCCGACCAGCCGGAGCTAGCGCAGCAGGTGGCCGAGGCCATCGCCCCGGTGATGGACGGCGTCAACAACATGGTGACGGCGGTGCAGTCCCTGGTGCAGATGATCCAGGCGGGGCAGGCGCCGGCGCCCGAGGAGAGCCCGGCGGAGGAAGCGGCGGAGACGCCAGCCCAGGAGGCGGCCGAGGAGCCGGCGGAGGGTGGCGGGGAGGAGCCCGCGGAGAGTGCGGAGGACACTGCGAAAATGCAGCAGTGGTTCGATCTGACCGCCAACCTCCTGCAGGGCGTGCAGCAGTTGTCCAGCCAGGTACAGACGCTCGGGGAGCGCCTGGCCGCGCTGGAGGGGTCGCGGGGAGTGTCGGTGCAGCCGACCGTCCCGACCGCGAAGGGAGAGACGCACGAGCATCGGACCAGCACCACTACTAATGTAGAAAACATTTTCGGGGACACCGCCAGGAAAGCCGGACTTTCCCGCTAGGCGCGGTTACTGCCCTTAGAAAACGGGTGTTGGAGAAGATGCCGATTCCCTCTGTAGAGGAGATTCTAGAGCAGCGGGCCGTAACCACGCAGACCGCTGACACGACCTATTCGCTGCTGCTGGACCAGCAGGCCGACCATTTCGTCAGCCTGGTGGTCGAGATCGGCGGCATGGTCAACGATGCGCAAAAGATGCGGATCCAGGGGCCGGGCTACCGGATTTCGACGATGGATGCCGCCGAGGGCCAGATGGTGGGGGGCCTGAGCGAGCTGCAGGTGGTCGATGAATCGAACGAGTTCTCCGTCGAGTACGGGGGGCGCCAGATTCATCCGCAGCCCTTCGACCTGGCCTACCGCTACAGCCGGCGGGAGGACCAGCTGAACATCGAGGGGCCGCAGCACGAGCGGACCGTCGATGAGATGGTGCGCACCGTGCTCAACAACGAGTTCGAGCGCATCTGCCTGATGTCGGACACGGGTGGGTCGAATCCCGCGGACTATGCGCCGGGGAACATGACCACCATCGACGGCTGGTGGGTGAAGGGCAACGAGGGCCACATCTACGACCATGCCGGCGACTACATCTCGCCGGAGCTGTTCAAGCAGCTCTACCTGCACATCCCCTACAAGTGGCGCAACCAGCCGGCGCGGAAGGCGGACATGCGCTTCTACGTCAACGATGCCGTGGTCATCCACTACCGGGACGTGCTGAGCAAGGCCAACACGGCCCTGGGCTCCCTGATGCTGACCGAGGAGAATACCCTCACGTATGCCGGCGTGACCATCCAGGACAATGCGTACCTGGGCCTGGACATGCCGGGCCTCATCGGGCAGTCGGGAAGTCAGCACCAGTTCACCGGGGCGATCCTGGTGGAGCGGGCCAATCTCGTCTTCGGCTACGGGCCGCAGATGAAGGTCTCGGTGGCGCCCGACCCGCGGAGCGGTAAGTTCATCTGGTACTACTGGGTCGGCTACATCGACGTCCAGTACCAGCGCATCGACGCGGTCGCCAAGGGTGTCAACATCCTGCCGGCCACCGATCCCAGCCTGCCCGTCTTCGCGTAGACGGCAGCCGGGACTAACTTGTGGGGGACGGGAGAGCGGCTCCTGTCCCCCGCGCCAGATTTTGGTAAACGACTACCTGGAGGAACGACAAGTGCCTGACGCCCGTATTCTGCATCTGCCCCAAGACCTCGGCTATCCCTGTTCGCTGCGGATTCCCTCGAAGCACCTGACCCAGACGCTCAAGAACGAGAAGACGGGCGAGGAGCGCACCTTCCCCCGCTACTACGAGTTCGTGGCCGGGGAGCCGCTGATCGTGAAGGACAAGGAGGACTTCGAGCACCTGGTGTCCCTGACCTGGAAGGTAGGGCGGCACAATCTGCCCCTGTTCCGCCAGGGTCGTCCGGCGCGCCCGGCCGGGGTCTCCGCTCAGCGCAGCGTGACGAACCAGATCGCCTACCTGAACCAGCAGATCGAGCTGCTCAAGGCCAACGCCGGCATTTCGGAGACCCAGGACACCGAAGTCGCCGAGGCCCTCTAGGGGAGCCTGGTCGCCCGTGCGCGTCCGTCTGACGCCCTTCGGGGCTCGTTCCCTGACCGTCCCCGCGCGGGCTGGCGTATCGAAGGACTACACCTTCACGTACGGGGCCTGGACGGAGGTCACGAATCCCGACGACCTGTTCTACCTTCTGTCGCACAACGTGGTGCTGCGGGAGGAGACGCCCCTGGCGGACTGCATGGTGAAAAGCGCGCGGCCGAAAGACGCCGTGTGCGCTTACGACGACGGCGGTAGTGAGAAGGCAGTGACGATAGAGGCGGGAGCCACGCTGACGCTGCCTTCTCACTTTGGTCGGATGCTGATGCGTAGAGGCTTTTGTGTGCCGGTGACCGTCGCGGACTTTCTCCAGGAGCACCCCGCGGGCCGCGTGGTGATCACGCGGGCGGGGGGCCTGGGGGATGTGCTCCTCTCTACGCCGGCCGTGAGTGAACTCGCGCGCCGTTTCCCTCAGGCCCAGATCACTTATCGGACTTCGGACTACCACAAGCGCGTGGTAGAGGGGTGTCCGGGGGTAGCGGCCGTGGTGGGTCTGGGGGAAGCGTACGAGCACGCGCCCTTTGACTTTGAGGCGGACCTGTCCTGGTACGTGGAGAAGCACGAGTTGCAGCACCTGCACCGCATTGACCTGTTCGGGAAAGCCCTGGGGGTAACGGTTGCTGATCCCCAGATGCACTTGTGGGTGGGAGAGGCTGACCGGCAGCAGGCGGAGGCGCTGCTGGCTCCGGCTCGGGAGGCGGGCAAGCCCCTGGTCGGTATCCAGGTAGTGAATCCCGTCTTCACCCGCCTGCCCAGCCAGGATAAGCTGCGCTGGGTGGTGACGAGGCTGGCGGGGAGGGGCCTGTTCCCGGTGCTGCTCGGGGCCGGCCGCGATCCGGCCTGGGACCGCGCCGGAGGCTTGAATCTGACGGGGCAGATGGCGTTAGGCACGTTCTTCGGCGTGGTGGAGGCGCTGGACGCACTGGTGGTGGGAGACTCGGGGCCGCTGCACGTGGCCAATGCGCTGCGCAAGCCTACGGTGGCGCTCTTTGGGCCGGTGCATCCCCTGGTTCGGGTCAAGGGGTGTCCGCACTGCCGGCCGCTGACCGCGAACGAGCAGATCAAGTGCGGCCCGTGCAACGATCAGCAGTTGCAACGGTGCAACCCGCCGGCGCCCTGCATGGAAGCGATTCCCGACGAGTTGATCGTAGCGGAAGTCCTGGAGGCTCTCGATGTCCCTACGCATAACCTGCGCGGCTGACCATCAGGTGGAGGGGCTGCCGGATACCCGCTACTGCAACTTCCAGGACATCCTGGATGAGTTGAGCAAGACCGAGACCGACGATGAGGGGAACGCGCTGGGGGCGCTCCTGAGCGACGAGCAACTACAGCGGAAGCTCGATAGCTATGTCGTCAGCGCGCGCTTGTGGATTGAGGCTGACGCGCAAGCCGGCCACGACTTCGATCTCCATGAGAACGTTCAGGTCTACCTGGACGGCACCGGCAAGGACGTGATGGGGCTGGCCCAGTATGGGTTCTATCCCCTGGTCGACCTCACGGCCATGACCGTGGACGGCTTTGCGGTGCGCAAGGACCAGGACTTCACGGTCACCTCGCGGGGGATTATCAGGCGCAACGTTTCGACCTCGGTGATTCCGGTCAAGCCGGTGTACCTGTGCTATCCGCTGTTCACGTGGGGCACGCAGAACGTGGTCATCACCCTAACCTGGGGCTACCAGACGTGCCCCAAAGACATCCTCGACGCTCAGACGATGAAGGTGGTGGCTGAGATCTTGCGGTTTGTGGCCCGCAGTGACAGTGAGTCGGGCGAGATGCCGGGCGGGGTCTCTCAGATTCGCTTCGGGAGCCGCGACTTGTGGGTCAACAACGGCGCCACGGGCCGGTATGCCCAGGCGATCTCGGATCTGGAACGAGAGGCTCGGCAGATCTGCTGGCGTCACCGTATCCCCAAGGTGACCGGGCCGCTGCAGATGCGCATCTTTTGATAGCTTTCACCCATCCAATTCGCGTGTTCCGGGCGGCGGTGCAGCAGCGGCATGATCTCAGCGCCGTCTTCGCCGCAGAGGACATCTATGGGTGCGACCAATGGGGGCGGTTGATTCCCGATGACTCCGCACTTTTTGAACTGGACGGTCCCTCGCAGTTTGGGGTGGTGAAGTCAACGGTTCGCCTGGTGGTGCGCAGCAGTGTGGACGTTACCACCGGCTACTTTGTCCAGGTGAAGAAGCCGCGGATCCTGCAGGGACAGCGCCAGGCCTGCGCCACGACGTTGACCGAGGCGGTGCTGGCGGGGGCGGTGCAGGTTCCGGTGGTGTCTGAGGCGGGCTTCCGGGGGGGCGATCAGGTGTTGTTCTCGGCCGAAGGGGTTCGGCTGATGTCTCGGGTGCGCGCGGTGGCCCCGGGGCAGTTGACGTTCTATGACGATGTGGTTCCGGAGGTGGACCTGGCCGCGGGTACCGGCGTTACGGCGTGCTCGTTCTACCGAGTGATTCATCGGACGAGCCCCGGAGATCGGGCGCCGATCCAGGAGCTTATTTTGCAGGAGATTGTAGGCACCGGAGGGTTGGTCTAGCGTGAACCCTCCCTACACGTTTTCGATAGAGACCGGCGTGCGGAACCTGCTGCTGGGGCGGGTCCTGCTGAAAAAGGACATGAACGCCGGGGACACGGTGATCCCGGTGGGGGACGAGTTCGAGGACCTGCCGGGCTGCACGGTGCCGGGGTCGAACCTCTTCTATAACTACCAGACGCAAGGCGTTTTGGTCCAGCCGGCCGCCACGAATAGGCCCGGCGCCGTGGATCACCAGGAAGCGGTGACGCTGGTGCAGGGGCTGCCTAACGCCACGCACCTGGGGGCAGCCGCGCCGGTGGCCAACGGATACACGGTGGCGGGGGCCGCCTATATTCGGCTGCAGACCCTGCCGGACGCCAGCCAGGGGCTGAAGCTGATCGCGCTGGACATCCTCGACCCGCTGGCGGCGCCGGCCGATCACTTGTTCCCCGGCGCGCTGGTCATCGGCGTTCAGGCTCACACCGAGGATTGGTCCAATGTCGAGGACATGGATCATTGCCAGATCATCGTCCGCTACGCCCGGCTCATGGACGGGGAGAACAGCCGCGAGCTGCTGCGCAGTGATCTGGAGCAGTTGTCGTTTCTCTTGCGGCAGGACCGGTACCTGGGCGGCACCGCGGTCAACTCGCAGATCAATCGCCCCTATGTGATGAACCCGACGCCGGGTCGGACTCCGACTGCCTATGTGCAGACGGCGGCCGGGACGCGCTTGGATTGGGGAGACATCTACCTCACGGCCGACCGGCTGGTAGTCATCGACAAATCGATCAAGTAGAAGCAGATTGAGTCAGCCGGCAGGCTGTGAGGTGTGTGCCATATGGGTAGCCCGACGTTCGAGAGGAACAACGTTTTCGGTTTCGGTCTGCAGACGGGCCAGGGGGTTCCGGCCACCGGGTTCACCTGGATTCCGATGCACGGGGGCGAGACCAACCTGGAGCGCAACCCGAATCTGGAGGCCCTGGACCAGGCGGACGGTTTTGGTTATGACCGCCTGATGTATTCCAAGGGCTTCTGGCTGGAGGGAGGCTCGGCGCTGTCGGTGCAGCCAGTCTCGGGGTCGCTGGCCAACCTGGTCGCCTGGATGGTGAGCCGGGACTCGTACGGCCAGAGCAAGTGGGCTACCGTGGTGCTGAAGAACTCGCGGGTGACCGACGTGTTCCAGGATGTCAAAGTGGGCACGGCCGGCATGAAGCTGAGTGCGGGGCAGCCCCTGGGCCTGGACCTGCACCTGATGGGGATCATGCCGGTGGCCAACCCCAGCGTCACGATCGGCACGGTCCAGGACGGGGCGCCCTACAACTTCGATGAGACCACCGTGAAGGTGGACTGGGACGCCAGCGGTTCGGTGGGCAGCGCGGAGAAGACCATCAAGACGCTGGACATCAACATCGACAATCTCCTGCAGACCGGCGATGAGGGGCTGCGCCTGGGCGGCCTGTACATGGAGTCCCTCTACAACAACGCCGATCCGGTGGTGACGGGCACCTTCACGCGGGACTACACCGATCCCACCACCGAATCCATGGACCCCTTCGAGCTGTGGCTGCAGCAGATGGTGGACCCGTCCTCGGACACCTACGACGCGCAGATGCAGGTGGACCTGACGCGGGGCGGGGTGACGCTGAGCCTGCTGATGCCGAACATGCGCTTCCGGCGGGTGAGCCAGCCGGCGCGGGGCACGCGGCGCGGGACCATGACGCAGACGGTGGAGTTCCTGGCGCTGGCGAGTGCCACCCAGGACGCGATTATCCTGACGAGCAACTAGCCGGCCTGCGACCTGAGCTGGTAGCCTGAATACACTAACGAGAGGGTGATATGAGCAAGAATCAAGCGGTATTGGAGACCTTCGAGACGCGAGACATGACCCTGGTGACGGCCCTGCTGTGCCACCCGGATGTGGTGCTGCTGGGCACGGAGCAATGCGGGCTGGACCGGACGGGACGCCCCCTGTGCATGTTCACCCTGGGGCACCCGACGCCCAGTCACCTGGCGGACCTGGCCCGGCGCCACGAGGCGGAACCGGACGGCCTGAACGTGGGCTCGCGTCTCTTTGACATGAAGAAGTCGACGATGGTGGTGCCGGCGATCCAGGCGATCCGCGGCCGGCAGCCCCGCTAACGGAGGTAACACAGCGATGGCGATACCTGATGAGGAACTTGTGGACGTGGTAAAGATGCTGGCCTGCCGGTCCATGTCCGGCCACTCCGAAGAGCTGCACCTGCGGGCGCCGGGCGGGGAGGACGTGAGCATGGACGGGCGGTTCTGGGTGCAGTTCCGGGACGCGGACGCGGCCCAGCGCGACGCCCTGGAGGGTGCGTGGTACAAGGACAAGGTGAAGCGGGGCGGCGACATTGAGCGCCAGTATGGGTCGGTGGCCGTCATGGACCTGCTCATCGAGCACAAGCTGATCCGGGGCGCCAATTTCCCCCGGATCAAGGACGACGATGAGCTGGGTGATCTGGCCTGGCCCCGCAAGGAGGCCGAGCAGAAGGCCCTGGTGCGGCCGGATAAGCAGGGCGACGCGGTGGGCCTCCCGTGGCCCTTGATGCAGATCATCATCTCGATGGCCATGGACTTCTACATGGGCATCGACGCCGCGGTGGACGAACTGGGAAACTCACCTACCACGTCGGCGTCGAATCCGAGCGAGCCGGGGGAGGAGACCTCCTCCTCACTGTAGCCTACTACCGGGACCGGGGGGAGCCGGCGATATCGCCGGTTCCCAAGGCGGCGGGCGAAGCGCTGAGCGAGCTGGACCCCCGGTTTCGGGACGCTGACGGGAATGTAGATCAGGCGAAGTACACCGCCTACCTAGAGGCTATCGGCGAGGCGCAAGCCTACGGCGAGAGGCCGGAAGAGGCTACCTATGCCGATGTGGTCGTCGCCAAGTTCCTCGCGCGGCGCCAGGAAGAGGCGATCGTCGGCGCCGAGTACCACTGCTGGCCGAATAACCTGCCGTGGAACCGGCAGCCCTGGTGGAAGTGGGAGCTTTGGAAGCAGTTGTGGGCCGGGCAAGCCGAGGGCCGGGCCCAGGAGAGGAGATAGGTGCAGGTCAGATGGGACGAGCGCAGTCTGGAGAAGCTGGATCACCTGGCCGATCAGTTTTGCGATCAGCTCCTCGGACTGCTGGCGGAGGGCCTGGTTGACGTAGCCGAATCGTACGTCGTGCCACGCGCGAAGCACGACGCGCCCTTCTTCGAGGGCACGCTGGCGCGGGACGTAGGCGTGTGGGAAAGCCCGCACATCAGAGGCGACTGGGCTACCTTGCTGATCGGGGAGTCCGGTCGCCTTTTCACCTATACGGAAGGCGACCCCTCCCCGGATGGTCCCGACCCGTTCTCTTACCCCCTGGCGAAGCATGACGGCGCCCGGGCGCATCGGGTCTGGATTTACGCTCCTGACGGCGGGGCCGGCTCGCTGGCGCGCGCCAAGCTGCGGCGCTACTACAGCCAGATCGCTGGCGACGTTCCCGAGACCCGGGACGAACTGCGCGAGCAGAACCGGCAGGCGGCTCCGCAGGACCGGATTCGGCCCTTCCTGGACGTCGATCCCGCCCTCACCGCTCGGCCCTTCCTGGCAGAGACCATCACCGGCGCCGGCGCCGCTATTACCACCGATCTACTCTCCACCTACCTGCGCAAGCACCTGCAGCGTATCTGGCGGTAGTTCATGGGCGATTTTGACGCGCTAACTCGGCTGGGCATTGTCATCGGGGCCTCCGTCGATCGGCCTTCGGTGCAGAAGGCGGTGCGCGAGGTCCAGGAGGAGGTCCAGGGCAAGGGGGCCTCGGGTGCTCCGGCCCCGCGGGCGCCGAAGCCGGCTGGCTCCGGGGCAGGGACCGCACAGGCCAAGAAAGAGACGGACGAATACGCCCAGTCGCTGGGCAAGCTGGCGCGCCAGACGCAGGCGTTTCGGAATCAGGCCGACCAGTTTCGCACGGCTTTCAGTAAGCAAATCAACGCCCTGCAGAACAGCACCCGCCTGACCGAGCGGCTGGAGGCGGCGCAGAAGCGGCTGGGGACAACCCAGGGCACCTTGAAAAACCTGGTGGAGCAGGCGGCCGGCGCCCAGGAGGCCGGGGCGCGCCAGGCGCTGGCGGCGCAAATCCGTCTGGAGCGGGCGCGGGCCTCCGCCGAACGTGCCCAGATCTCCGCGATCTCCTCCGAGTTGGCTCGGCGCAATCGGTTGGCTTCCGCGGAGGCGCAGACCGAAGAGAAAAACGCCCGGAACCTGCTGAACACGAAGCTGTACTGGGCTCGGCAGCAGGCGCGGTATCTGGATCAGATTCACAGCCAGGCGCTCCGGGAGAATGGGCGCCGGGACCGCGAGACCGCGCGGCAGGCCGACCAGGAGCTGCGGGAAGAGGAGCGACGCCAGCAGAAGATCATCAATACGCGGAACTTCTGGGCGCGGCAACGGCAGCAGTACCTGGACCGCATCCACCGGGAGGCCTTGGCGGAGAACGCGCGCCGCGACCGCGAAGCGGCCCGGGCGGAGGCAGAGAAGCAGGCGGCTCCCGGCCAGGAGTTCAGCCGGTTCCAGCAGCGCTTCGCCCAGGTCACCAACCGCATGTTCCGCTGGTATGTGATGTTCATGGCGGCCTTCTGGTCGCTGTCCATGGTGACCAAGCCCTTCATGGAGGCCCTCTCCTGGGTCGAGAAGATGCTGGGGCGGCTGGCCCAGGAGGCGGTCCGGTTCGGCCAGGCCTTCCTCACTTCGGTGATCCAGATTCAGAACCTGGAGGGCCGGATGCGGGTCTTCTTCGGGCCCTCGACCTCCCGGGCCATCCAGTGGGCGATTGACGAGGCCTTAGGGAAACCCTTGGAGTGGACGCAGCTTTCCGAGGCCATGATCCGGGCCATGGCCCTGGGCATCGACAAGTTCCCGAGCGGAGCCTTCGGGCGGGTCATGCGGGCAGCGGAGGACCTGGCGGCGGCTTTCCAGCGGCCCGTGCAGGACATGGTAGCGGGGATTATGTTGGGCTCGACGGGTAACTTCCGCCGGCTCATCCAGTTGGGTTTCCGGCCGTCGATGGCGGTGCAGTACGGCGCCGTGCCGGGAGCGACGGGGGAGCGGCTCCGGTACACCACGCCGGAGGACCGGCTGAAGAACCTGAACGCCATTGTCTCGATGATCGAGGGGCGCGTCGGGGGCGCCGCGGAGAAGCTCAGCTATACCTGGGGCGCCATGATCGAGGATATGAAGGACTCCTGGGCCCGGTTCACGCTGGGGCTGCAGAACCAGGGCTTCCTCAATCCTCTGCTGGCCGGCCTGGGCACCTTGCGCCAGAAGTTCCTCCAGATGAGGAACGACGGCACCTTCGACAAGTGGGCCGCCGAGATCACCCAGAGCGTGGCGTGGCTGCGGGGACCAGTTGCCTGGTTGACGGAGCGGGTGCCAGGGATCGCCTCGGGCCTGATCCGCCTGGGAACCATGGGGGCGACTGCGCTCGGGAAGTGGTACGAGAAGCTGGGCGGGATTCCCGGCCTGCTCAGCAGCATCCGCACCTGGTTCCAGCAGACCTTCCCCCTGGGCCTGCGGCTGGCGCAGGCCATGACCGCGGCCTTCGGGGTGGCGATCACCTTCATGGTGGACCTGGTCGAGGGCATGGGGCACCTGGTGGCGCTCCTGGCACGAGTGGGCGAGATGGTGGGGAAGGTGCGGCCGGGAACCGCCGATACCATCAACGCCGGTATAGAGACGGTTCAGAAGCTGGAGGACAAGTACCTGGGTCCGGGGCCCAATGGCGGGCCGTCCCCGATCGATCGGGTACAGGATTGGCTGGGGCAGTTGGCAGACCGGGCGGAGCAGGCGCAGGGCGCCAGGAGCGCGGACGAGTACTTGCGCACGGTAGCACCGGGTTTGTCGCCGGCCGCTGATGCCTATCGGGAAGGCAAGATGCCGCCGGGGTCGTACGACCTCGAACTGAAGAAGCTGTCGGCCAATCCGCAGAACGACGTCAGTAAGGGCTTGGATGGCCTCAAGGCTACCGACGAGGAAGGCTTCTCGGAGCTGGGAGACCAGGTAGATCAGTCCGGCGACAAGACGGCTGACGCGGTGCAGTCCAGCGGCAGCAGTATTCGCGACATTCTCGGTCAGATCCGGGATACGCAGCGCAACTACCTGCGCGGAGAAGTCGGCCGCAAGTCCTACACCGGGCATCCCTTTGGTGTGACCTTCGGGCCTCCCGCGGACGCTTCCGGGAGTGATACCTCCGGAGCGGGGACCGGTGACACAAGCGCCGATACTGAGACTTCGTCCGGGGCGGGGGCGCCCACGGCACCCTTCACTCTGCCTCCGGGAGGGGCGCCGTCTAACGGTTCGTCGGTGGGTGCGCCGGCAGCGGCTACTCCCTATCCGACCATGACGCCTCCGGCGGCCTCGGCTGGTAATCCTCCCGGGCGGTTCGGCGGCTATGCTCCGCCGGCTGTGCCGGGGCCGACGCCGCATCATGCTGTGCCCTGGACTACGCGGGCCTTTCGGTGGGTGGCAGACCGGGCCACGGGTGCCGAGGCGTGGACTCGGAAGCACCTGGGAGACAACTTCACCACGGGGCTCGAGGCCGCGGGCCTTTACGGGCTCTGGCGGCAGATTCGCAAGGTACCGTACGCGGTCAAGCAGCTCCCCGGCCGGGTCTGGAACTGGGGCCGGGCGGCGTGGACCCTATGGTTCGGGAACGGCTCCACCGCAGCAGAAACGGCCGGGGAGGGCGCCGAGGCGGAAGGCCTGGGCACGCGGGTCTTGGGAGGCCTGCGGGGTGCCTGGGGAGCGGTGCGCGGGGGCGTGTCCTCGGCTTACTCCTGGGTGCGTGGCGGCGGTTTGGGGCGCTTCTGGAGCGGGGGTGTCAATCCCGAGACCAACTATGGGCGCCGGGCCGTAGAGGCGGCGGAGGCGTGGCGCCGGGCCCGCGCCGCTCAGTCCGCGGGAGAGGCCGCGGAAGTGGTAGCTGACGGAGGGCGGGCGGCTCAGACGGTCGGCTGGCTGGCTCGCGCCGGGAGCTGGCTCGCGCGGTTCAAGGGTTTGTCGGCTCTCAGTAGGGGGGCCAGTCGCGTGCTGGGTCCGCTAGGGGTGGCCACCTCCGCCGGTTTTGGGGTGAGCGACGCGCTTCACACCTGGCACAACCGGCAGGGGCAGCCCTGGTATGCGCAGATGGGCTGGTCCCTCTATGACTCAGCTAAGGCGTTTGGCGGAGGCTTTGCTTCTGGTGGAGTGCCGGGGGCGATCATTGCCGGGGGCGCCAGCACGGTAACGAAGATCGGTATGGAAGGGAAGAGCCTGTGGGACCTGGGTTCCTCCTGGATGGCGAATCGGCGTCAGAATTGGGCCGGGCAGCAGTATGACCGGCTGACCCCGGAGCAGAAGGCCGCGGTTAGTCAGATGCTCCACAACGGTCAGGCTGCCTCGATGAACGAGGCAATCTTGAAGGTACAGACGATGCCTGGGGCGGCTGTGTCTGCTTTGAACGGCCAGTGGGCGCAGGCGAAGGCGGTACGGTCGGTGCCCCTGACCGGCACGCAGACGATGCCGGCGACCATGCAGGCTCACGATGCCTGGGCTGCAGCCATGCGGGCGCATCCTGTGGCGACCGGTTCCATGAATGCCTCGGAGACGGGCGGTGTAGCTACCTGGTTGTCTCCTGGGCGCATTCGGTCGGACGCTGAAATACGGGCGGGCATGGACCAGTTCGGCAACTACCCGACGCTGCCGATGGGGGTCGCTACGACGCCGATCAAGACCGCGAATGGTTACTTTGTGCCGGCGTTGGCCACGGCGGGTGGAGGGCAGATGCCGGCCACCATGCCGGGTCGCGGTTTGGCCCAGTTCGTGCCGCTGGTCTCCAAGGCCAAACAGGCCGTGGACGTGGCCGTGAACGTGACCGTCAAGCCTTCCCCAGAATTCATCACCGAACACACGATGGACGTGCAGCAGCGGGACCTGGACGAGGCGCGAGGGCTGTATCGAGGTTAGCATCAATGGCTGAAGTCGGCGAGGTCATTCAACTGGGACAGGCGTCGGGAACCGTCGTAGCCCAAACCACCAGTGCCAACGGCCAGGCGCAGTTCTCCACCAGCTCTGGCGTGGTCACCGGATACGTCTATCAGGCGCGCAACCCTGACGTGAACCTGGACGGGGTACAGGTGTGCCTGGTGCAGGAGCAGGGCACCGGGCTCTATGCGGTGATGGTGGATGACCCGTACTGGGGGCGGCGGATCCAGCCGGCGCAGTTTGGGGAAGCGCCCTGCACCGAGACCTTCATCATGGGTTATCGCCTCACTGGAATCATCCAGCGACAGGGTGTGCCGGTGGCGGCCGCGCCGGTGAGCTTCGAGGTCACGCTGCAGACGGCCGAGGACGGGGAGGTGCGGTTCTGGGACAGCGAGGAGTACAACCCCCTGGTCTGGTCAGACTCGCTACAGACCTACGTAACCGGCTCGCTGGTGACAGCCCCGGTGGTAACCGATGCTAACGGCCGCTGGGAGTATCTTGTGCCGAAGGGCCACGGCGCGCCCTACCAGCGGCAAAGCGACCGGCGGGACGACACCTCGGAGACGGCGGAGCAGAGCTTGCCGCGGTATGCGCAGCAGGTGTGCGTGGCTTACCACGGGCGGCAGATGCCGGTGGTGGAAGGGCAAACGGCGCTCTTGAACCTGGATAGCGCGCAGGTACAGATCACCGCGACACCCGGGGCGACGGTGTCCGTGGGAAATATGGAGGACGCCGGGCAGCTGTATACCGTACCCGCCGGTGGGGTACTGGAGGTGGGAAGCCTGCCGGAGGGGTGGGTTAGCCTGGTGCAGCTCAAGCGGGCGTACGGCGAGCAGTGGGACCCGAGCTACGGCGGGCAGCGGGCGCGGGTGCCGGTACACGAGGGCCAGACGACCAACGTGGACCTGGGGACGCTAGAGCAGTACCCGGGGGACGGGAGCGTGGCCTGCGGGCGGGTGTTTACCTCGCCGGGGGTGCCGGCCGCCGGGGTGCAGATCACCATCATCAGTATGGACAGCGCGCGGATCATCGGGATAGCCGCGACAACGAACGGCAGCGGCTTCTGGAGCGTAGCTATCGGCGACCAGGGGCTGGGGGGAAACCTGTTCATCACGGATCCCACCTGGGGGACGATGCCGGTAGTCGGGCTGCCTTACTCGGATGTGGTGCTGGGAGCGCGGGCGTACAGCGGCTGGATGGACGAGTTCAAGCCGGAATCCTGGCGCACCGGGACCTTCGGGCATAAGAACTTCCCGTACGTCGAGGAGGCCGTGTGGGTAGTGGACAACGATACCGGGGCGGTCTACCCGACGCAGCCGGCGCCGTACGGTGGGTGGATGACCGAGGCCGTGTTGTCGAAGTGGAAGTATATCGCGGATCCGGTGGCGCTGCTCCGGTACGGGCCACAGCTTAAGAGCTACCGGCTGGAGACCGACTGCCGCACGGAGGATCCGGACTTCCACTTGCGGGACCAGTCCTTTGGTGGAGTGGCCGATGAGGCCTCCGCGGCCTACTATCGAGCTTCGGGTTACTACCCGGAGAAGAAGATTCTGGTGGGCGGGAAGATCAAGTACAACGTGGTGCTGGCGAGCGGGGATAGGATCGACGAGAACTGGCCCGAGGCGGCCCGGGTGGGGCTGGAGTTCGGCCAGCACCAGAAGTTTGTGGAGTTGCGGGCGGCCAGCGGGGGATTTGCTCATGCCTGAGATTCGGCTGACTCACAAGCGGCAGCACGCCATTACCTCGACGGACGACCATGCCGCCACCGGCCTGACGCCCGGGCAGGTGTTGACGGCTACGGGCGCAACGTCCTTCGCCTGGGCCGCCCTGCCGGTTGTGGTGCCCCCCACGAGGCTCGTCTCAACCCTCGCACCTCTGTCCGGAGGCGGGGACCTCTCCGCCGACCGGGTCTTGTCCTTGCAGTATGGAGCCAACCTGCGGGTCAATGCCTCGAATCAGCTAGACACCGTGCAGGACATCGCGACCGGGGCTCGGCCGACTTTCGCCGGGCTGACCGTCGGCAGCCTGGCGGGTTACGTCAAGTCCACGGCGGGGGTGCTCTCCGCTGGCATGATTGCCGACGCGGACCTGCCGGCGACGGTCGTGCGGACTTCGCGCGCCATAGCTACGTCTGCGCCCTTGGCAGGGGGAGGGGACCTCTCCGTCAACCGCAGTCTGTCCCTGCAGTACACGGCCAACCTGCGGGTGAATGCCTCGAATCAACTGGATACCGTGCAAGACATCGGGACCGGCGCCGGTCCTGTCTTCGCCGGCCTGACGGTGGGTAGCCTGGCTGGTTATGTGAAGGCCACGGCGGGGGTGCTCTCGGCTGGCGCGATCGCCGACGCCGACTTGCCCGCTACGGCCGTGAGGACCTCGCGAGCCGTAAACACGACTGCACCACTGGCAGGAGGGGGCGCGCTGTCCGCCGACCGGACCCTGAGCCTGAGCTATACAGCCAACCTGAAAGTGACAAATGGCAACCTGGACACGGCCCAGGGCCTACAGACCAGCAGCTCACCGCAGTTCGCGGGGCTGACGGTCGGCACATTGAGCGGGGTACTCAAGGCCACGGCGGGGGCGGTGGTGGGGAGTGCGGTCCACGCCGACCTGGGTGGTATCGGGGCAAATGACCACCATAATGAGCAGCATGTCCTGGCCGGGGCCGACCACACGGCCTCCGGTCTAACCACGGGTAACGCACTGCTTGCGACCGGGGCTACTACTTTCGCCTGGGGGCAGGTGGACCATCTCAACCTCGCCCACATCGGGACCAATACCCACGCGCAGATTGACACGGCCCTCACGCGACTGGCGAATACCAGCGGCACCAACACCGGCGATCAGATAGTCCCTACGGGACAAGCGGGGGCAGCGCACAGTTTCCTTACGGCCTACAATGCGGTTACCGGGGCTTTCAGCAAAGCCCAGCCCACCTGGGCCGACGTGGACAAGACAACCAGCAGTCTGGCGGACGTGGCCACTCGCTCCCACACCGTACTCACGGACATCGGGACCGATACCCACGCGCAGATTGACACGGCCCTCACGCGGCTGGCCACTACCAGCGGCTCCAACACCGGCGACCAGACGCTCGCCGGGCTGGGCGGCGTGCCCACGAACCGCCTGCTCTCGACCACCGCGCCACTGGCGGGAGGCGGCGATCTCTCTGCCGACCGGACCTTGAGCCTGGGCTATACGGCCAACCTGAAGGTCACCGGCGGGAGTCTGGACACGGCCCAGGGCCTGCAGACCAGCAGTTCACCGCAGTTCGCGGGGCTGACGGTCGGCACGTTAGGCGGAGTGCTCAAGGCCACGGCGGGAGTGCTGGCGGGGAGTGCGGTCCATGCGGACCTGGGCGGCATCGGCGCGAACGACCACCATAATCAGCAGCATGTCCTGGCCGGGGCCGACCACACCGCCTCCGGTCTGACAACGGGCAACGCACTGCTTGCGACCGGGGCTACTACTTTCGCCTGGGGGCAGGTCAACCATGTAAACCTTGCCAACATCGGGAGCAACACCCACGCGCAAATCGACACGGCGCTCACACGGCTGGCGGGGACCTCCGGAACCAACACCGGCGATCAGACGCTCGCCTCGCTGGGCGCCGCGCCCGCCAGCCGGCTCCTTAGCACCACCGCACCCCTGGCCGGAGGCGGCGATCTCTCTGCTAACCGCAGCTTGTCCCTGCAGTACGCGGCCAACCTGCGGGTGAATGTCTCGAATCAGTTGGATACCGTGCAGGACATCGGCACCGGGGCCAGCCCGACGTTTGCTGGCCTGACCCTGGGCGCCCTGGCCGGGTACGTCAAGGCCACGGCCGGAGTGCTCTCCGCCGGGACGATTGCTGATGCGGATCTGCCGACTACCCTGGTGCGCACCTCCCGGACGGTCAGCACTACGGCGCCCCTGGCGGGTGGGGGCGCGCTGTCTGCCAACCGGACGCTCGCCCTGAACTACACGGCGAATCTGCGGCTCAACGGGACCCAACTGGACACCGTCCAGGATATTGGAACCGGAGCCTCACCGGTCTTCGCGGGGATGACTCTCGGGGCCCTGGCGGGGTACGTGAAGGCTGCCGCTGGAGTTCTCTCGGCGGGGTCGATTCCGGACGCCGACTTGCCGACGACCATCCTGCGGACCTCACGAGCGGTCAACACCGCGGCGCCGCTGACGGGGGGCGGGGCGCTGGCAGCGGACCTGAGCCTCGGGCTCAACCTGACCGCGAACCTGAAGCTGACCGGCGGGGCGCTCGATACCGTGCAGCCTATCGGCACCTCTTCCCTGGTGCAGTTCGGCAAGCTCACGCTCTCAGGGACGTTGGGGGGCCTGGTGGTCAACAGTGGCGACGTGGGGAGCGTGCTGCAGGCCTTCCTGCTCGGGGAGAATACCGCTCGCTTCGCCGTGGCCCGCGATGGCGCCCTGTCCTGGGGAGCGGGAGCGACGCGGGACGTGAATCTGTATCGAGGAGGCGCGGGCCTGCTCAAGTCGGACAACGCCCTGGCGGCTGCGGCCCTGATCGCGCCCTCCCTGGCGCCGGCCGCCGACGCCACGGACGCAGTACAAGTCCTGAAGGCAGACGGCCTCACTCCGGTCGTGACCGTGGACACTGTCAACAACTGGCTGGGCGTCAACTCCGGCGGGCCGCCGGCGTATCCCGTTGACCTGCGGCAGACCCTGACGGACCCGGTGGGGACCTTTTCGCTGCTGCGCGCCTGCCAGAGCGCCACGTTCGCGGCCGACGGCGGCCCGACCTTTCGCGCGGTGAATGCGCAGGTGGTAATCGATCCCGGGGGCTTTACGCTTTCCAGCGGCGCCAATATAGCCCAATCCGTCTACGCGGTGGTGCAGATCACTGGCGCCGGGACGATCACCGGCCTGACGGTCAATTCCGCGGTCCTGTCCAACCTGGATACGGCTAACGTGCAGGCGGCCTACATGTACCGGGCCGGCACGCCCGTCAACAGCGGGGGCGGGACTATCGGCACCTGGGTCGGTTTCTACGTGGCCAACGTGACGGTGGCGACGACCGCGTACGGGATCCAGTCGATGATCAACGCGGCGACGGGCCGATGGAACCTGTACATCAGCGGCACCGCGATCAACTACCTGGCCGGAAACCTGCTCCTGGGCACCACTACCGACGGTATGACCGCAGGCGGATCGCTGGCGATCGCACACGACCTCGCCCACCGAGGGACGAAGGTAGGTTTTTATAACACGGCTCCGGTAACGAAGCCGGCGGTTACCGGCAGTCGCGGCGGCAACGCGGCCCTGGCCTCTTTGCTGACCGCTCTGGCGGGTCTCGGGTTGGTGACGGATTCTACCAGCGCATAAGCGCACGGAGGAGAACGACGATGGCAAAACCAGTGGCTCAATCGGAAATCACGGAGGCGGCGGCGGACGAGGCGAAGCGCCGGGCCCTGCAGGGGCGGGTGGAGGGCTGCCAGCGGGAGGTGGAGGCCGTGTTGCGCAAGCACCGGTGCGGCCTGCAGGCGGTGGTCGTGCTCGTCGGTGGGCAGTTGCCGGCGGCGGAAGTCAGGATCATGCCGGCGGAGTAAGCCGGCACCGAGGAGAGGCCCCATGAATACTGCCCTGCCTGGCGCCACTGTTCTGCTCGTCTTGCGAGTCGTCGACGACGACACGCCCGGCAATAACCCGGTGACGGGGCTGAGCTGCTGCGTGGCTATCCGGCGGACCTTGGACGACAAGTGGTTCAACTTCCTGACTGGTGCCTGGGATACCCGGGCGAACTATGCCGCCCTGGTGGCCGGGAACAAACAGACCCTGACCGACAAGGGCGACGGTAGCTACGCCTACGCCTGGAATCAGGCCACCGCTGACGGCTCGGCCGAGCGCGTCTACGAGATGACCTACACGGTAACGGCGGGGGCCGGCTATGTGGGAAGACAGGCGGGAGAGGAGTGGCGATTCACCCGCGAGGCGCCGAGCGCGGTGTGGGAGGAGGCGCAGGCCCAGCACACCGGGGCGGGCACGATGGGCGCGCAGATGGGATTGCTCGATCGCGCTCTCGGCCTCTTGGGCGAGAACCAGTTCATAGACCAGGTGGTGGCCGATGACCAGGGGCGCATGACTGCCGGGCGGCTGCGGCTGTATTCGGTGGCAGCCTCGGTGGGAACGGACAGCGACGTGCTCGCTACCTATGCGATCGAGGCCACCTACAGCGGCGATGCTACCTACGCGGCGACCTACAAGATGGTGCGGAGCTGACGGTGCTGCGCCTGCCTACCCGGGGGCGGCTCGGGGGCGCCGCCGACCTGGTAACCGGGGGACGGCTGGCCTCGGCGGGCGAGAACCGTGGCCCCGTCTACACCGCGTGGACCGACTGGATCTGCCCGTACTGCGGCGGGCCGGTGGCCCGGTGGCCGCAGGGGGGCGTGCCGCGGGGATGGTGTCTGGAATGCGCTAACGCGTTTGGTGAGCCGGCGGCCACGGACGGGCGGAGCTTTGCGCGCAGTATGACGCTGCCGGCGAAGTCCGGGCAACGCTGGCAGCACCGGGCGATGGCGCTGACCACGACGGGCGGATTCTCCAACCTGGCGCGCTACCACTGGCGCCCCGATCTGTACGAAGAGACCGACGCGTTCCTGCGCGACGACGGGCCGGGGATGACGACCAATGCGCCTCGTTGGTGGGCGTGCCATCCGCATGAGTGGGGCGACGGCAGGGGCCTGGGAATCTTTGACGGCGACACCGAGCCGGTCTTCCTTCCCGGTCACGACCTGAGCGATTACGCGACGGATTTGGGGCGACCGGTAGGGCTGGCGCAGTTCAAGCTGGCCTTTCCGCCGGGCTGGGCGGCCCCGCAGGATTTCGTGCTGGAGGTGGACTGCGAGCGCGAGGACGGGGTCATCGAGACGGCGACGGTGATGGTGCGCGCGGGGACGCAGGGGCCGAGTGACCTGCACCCGCTGGGGGACGTAGTGCCGCTGCGGCCGATGCCCAAATTGCGGGCGGAGCAGCTGGGAAGCCCCTATGCCGGCGTGGGTCTGTATCGGGCGGTGACGGACATACGCCTGGTGGAGCCGGAGGAAGCGCCGGGCTGCCAGTGCGTGGTAACGGCCGATGTGCCCTTCCTGCACGACCCCCAGGGGCTGGTACTGCTCGCGGAGGCCGCGGAGTTTGTGGCGCTGCAGTTGGTCCTGGGGAAGGCGGGCTGCTGCCTCTACATCGATCCCCTAAACACCTTCTACCGCCTGTATGGGGATGATTCGTCGGTCAATCTGCAGTGGGCGAAGGGGGAACGCGAGCCCGCCGATCCGATCAAGGTGGCGGACGTACCGGGGGCGCGGGATTTCAGCCTGTTCTGGCAGGACAGCCGCCTGTATCTGCGTTGGGTTGCGTCGGGCACCTGGTACCGGGCGTACACGGACGACTCGCTCAATTTCACGGTGACATCAATGGGCACGGGACTGACTCACCTGCGATCCTGGGGGCACTACGGCACCGAGTACGTGATCGGGTACGACAAGGGCTCGGGCACCTGGTACTGCCAGAAGTACGACGCGCGCCATGGCCAGGCCTACAACTTCGCTGATGGCTCTACCCAGGTGCAGATTGCAGCCGGCGACGATGAGGAGGCCGGCCTGTGGGGAGACTCCGCGGGATGGCTCTACGTTGACCTCACGAGCGGAAGTGTCATTACGCGGTATGGTTCGCGGGACGGCGGCAGTACGTGGCAGGTGATGTCGTAGATGGCCAGCCGGGTCTTTCCGAAAGCCTACGTGCAGCTCTCCTCGATCGGCGGGCCGCCCGCCTCGGTGGTGTATCCAGGGTACGGGCGCAGCGATTGGCTGTCCAGCTTCGAGTACACGGACGATCCGGGAGGCACCGGGCCCCAGGTCCAGTACTTCGACCTGACCAGCAACGGCTTTCTGCCGGAGAGCACCGCCTCGCCGACCATGACGCAGGACGGGATACACTGGCTCGTCCCCAGCCTGCTGGCGGTCTCCGGTTTTCCGACCGAGATTCAGCCGCTGATCGCTACCCCGCTCTTTGATTCGCGGGGCTGGGATACGGAGAAGGCCTGGGGCAAGATCAGCCGCTATGTGGATGCTCATATCGACCTCAACTACTGGGACCCCTTGTTTGGGAGCGATCAGGATTATCTGAATCATTTCAATGACCAGCAGCTCCTCAGCGCGACGATGCCCTTTCCGACTATCGAGTTCGACGATGGGGCCACGGACGCCACCTCGGGGCTGCGGTCGCGGTTTCAGCTGCCGGCCGCTCCGATCATGTGCCTGGCGCTGTGGCAGGCGGCGCCGCCCGAGTACTCGCCCAGCGACTTTCAGAATGGGCGCTGCGTCGCGGCGACGACGATTGAGTTTGGGATCGCTACGGGTCGCTCCTTCCTGCTCAAGCTGTCGAACGTGGCACCCCCGACCCTGACCTGGCGCGATGCGCAGTACACGAACAACGAGTGGGTGTTCTTGCCGGCCTACAAGACGGAGGGGGCGGACAACTGGGGCGCGGACGTGCTCCGGGGTGACAAATGGGCCTCGGGAGAGCAGTCCGGGGTGAAGTACATTTGGCTGGGGTGTTTCGCCAACGGGATTGCCATCAGCACCGACGCCTTCGCGCAGTCCACTATCTTCTTCCCCTACCCGGTGCAGGAGCCGCAGGGGTCGGCCGCCGCGGACGAGCGCCTGCCGGTGCTGGTCTACTCGGGGCCGATTGAGGTCAAGCACTACGGGGGCCGCTGGAGGTTTGCCTTTCTTCCCGTGGTCATGCCGACGGCCGGCTATCTGACGAGTCCCGTGTACCCGCTGCCGTACCCGTGGGGACAAAACGGGGCGACTCCGGCGGTGACGGTGGGGCAGCGTGAGGTGTGGGACTATGTGGGGGGCAAGCTGCAGTACGCCCCGTCCGCGCTGAACCCGGCCCAGCCGGCGCTGGCGTACGCCCAGGATGTGGTGGGCAACGCGCAGTGGAGCAAGCTGAAGACCACGGACTACGCCTACCAGTACCTGGTGACCGTCCCCACGGCGGCCACGCAGGTGCAGTGCACGGCCGGCAGTGGCTTCGGGGACAACCAGGCGAACAAGCTGGCTCCCGGCACCGCGCTATCGTTCTACAGCAGCCGCTCTCCGGAGGTCAACAGCGCGGACTACTGGCGCTGGAGCACGTCGATCGCTAACGAAATCGGTTGGTCCGCGTACGTGGCGGCGAAGACCGCCGGCATAGCCCATGCCGCCGAGACGCTAGGCAAGACGGGCAACCTGGAGCTGGACAACCAGATGGGGCAGTGGGCCGGATACGTCCAGAACCAGACGCCGCGCCGCCTGATCCTGTGGGGGACCTGGCAGCTTGATGATGGGACCGATGAGCAGCCTCTGGCCGAGACCTTCAACGGCTACCTGGGGGAGAGACTGTCGAGTCAGAAGTCGGGAAAGGCGACGCTGACGGCCGATCTCTACGACCTGGCCCAGTATTTGGCCGATGCCCAGTCGGACGGCTCGGCACCACCCTTCGACGGCTGGCCTCTGTCCAATACCATCGCGCCGGGGGCTACGGTTTGGCACTACCTCTTCAACTACCTGGGGCTGCCCTGGGTGGGGGAGGACTTGCACAATCCCAACGGCGGCGGGATTGACTACCTCAACCGCGGGCCGCTGGGCCGGTTGCTGTGGCTGTGTGACCAGGGCCGGTCGTGGCATGAGTTTCTCGGTGAGGTCGCCATGTTCGCCGGCTGCGCCGGCCTGTGGACCGAGAACAACCAGGTGGTGGTGGGCTGCCCCTACTGCCACGCGATTCGGAGCGGGGACCCGGCCAGCGGCTACCTTTACTGGCCGCTGCACAATGGGCCGGCCTCGCTGGGCTGCTTCGGCCAGGACATGGCTACCTCCGGGAACAACGGGGGCATCCACTTTCCGCTGTTCTTCAACACGAAGGACGCTGTCTCTTTGTACGGGGCGATCCCGAGCGATGCTCGCTTGCGCTTCCTGATCGACAGCATGGAGCCGCCGCGGTTGATGGTGGACGAGAAGTATGCCAATGACGTGAGCATCACCGGGCCCTGCTATGTGCAGCCCAAGCTGGATAGCTGGACGACGGTGTGGGCGGACTGGCCCTCCATTCAGGGAACGGGCAGCACGGTGGGGCTCTACGGACAACTCGGGTACTGCCTGGGGCGCCGAAAGAAGAAGCAGTTTGACTTTGAGTGGGCTAACTCGTCGCTGATCCGCACGCGGCTGGCCTCGATGCTGGGGCCGGCCTGGGCGCTGCGGCCCGAGTACCTGGGGGTGGCGATTCCCTTCGCCCCCTGGGCGCAGGTCGGGCAAGTTTTCTCCATCGCCGGGGGCCAGCGCCATGCCCTGCACGGAAAGTGCTACCGGATCGTGGGCGTGGAGCACCGCAATCTCAGCCCCAAGAACATTGCGGACTGCACCGTGCTCACCGGGCGGTTTATCGGGATGTACTGGGATCGCAACTCGGGAGGTAGCTAAGCCATGTCCTTGAGGGATCAAGAGAGAGCCCGGCGGCTGGTCGGGGCGATAGACCGAGCGATCAGAGGCGGGCGGGCCGGCTCCGCTACGCCGGCGACTGATAGCCGGCCGGCCCGCGCGCGGGGGCGCAGCCACATGGAGTACCTGACGCCGTACTCGATCAACAGTCCGATCCAGGTGAGCTCGGTCGGCATTTACGGGCGCAGCACCTACGGGGCGGCGGTCTACTGGCGTCATCGGCCGGGGAAATGAAAGATCGTGCTTGACAAGTGCGCCAGTGCATGATATAATAATTGTACAACGTTTAGACAAGAGCAGTTTCACGTGAGGTAGGGGTAGTGTCTGACAGTCCAGTGCTCAAGCTCCCGATCGATGTGGGTATCGATACGCTCATCGACCCGGACCATACAAATCGGCCGAACGGCTACCTGGAGAACTTGGCAGTAGTCTTGGTCCAGAGCTTGTGTGGTAGCGGGATAATCAACCGTGGTGTGCTGTCGCTTCCCGTAGATGCAAACACCGGACGGCTCGCCGTGCCCGACCCGGCGAACCCGGTGGTGGGGATCATCAACGGCCAGTTCTTCGTGCTGGGCAACGACCGCGAGGCCTCCGGCACCGTCGCGAGCGGGGACATGGGGCAACTGGTGGATGGGGGGCGCGCTGAGGCGCCGGGCTTTTGGCAGGACGCCTGGGTGGTCTTTACCTCGGGGGCCAATGCGGGCCAGACGCGCAAGGTTACCTCCTCCGATCCGCAGAGCCATATCCTGACCTGGGGCACTCCCTTGGCGGCGCCGGTGCAAGCCGGGGACGGGTACGTGGTCAGCTTCTTCTACATCCAGGGGCTGACGGCCGGGGCGCTCAACTACGTATATGGTCGGGCCAGTGACTCGACGGCGCCGCTCGGGGTGGTCCAGTGGGTGGCCAACACGACGGGGACGAAGGCGGCCGGAGACATCCTGGTCGCCACGGTGACCCTGGATGCGAACGGGGCAGTGGTCGACCAGGACGAATCCCCGGACGGCGTGGACAGATGGTTCTACCCCGGCGCCGGGCAGGTCCATGAGATCGACTTGGCGGGGACCCTCGAGAACCTGGCGCCGGCGGCCAGTGTGACCATCGAGCGGACGCACGACGAACTGATCCTATTGGGGCCGATCTCGGCGCAGGTGGACAATCCCAAGTGCTCCCTGGTGATAGTGGACGGCTGGCAGCCGGACCGCGTGGTCTTCTGCGTCACGAACAACGACAGCTATCCTGTTTCTTCCGTGTCCTACGCCGTAACGCGAAAGGGGCGCAAACTCATGGTCCTGTAGAGAATGGTATTTGCTGCACCTCACAACCTGGCTGCCCTGCGCGCGGGCGCGCCTATCGTTTACCGTCCCGTTCGGCACGTAATCACCGACCGGAGGGGTAGGCAGGTTGCTTCGGAGACGTTGACCTCGGTGGTTCCGGTTCCGGCCGGTCCCGGGCAGCTGATTGACCACTTTCAACTTTCGACCTCGCAGTCCCTCGCTGTGCTCCGCGGTGGGGGTATGGGCGACCTGCTCATGCTCAACCCCGTCCTGCAGCGCCTCCATGCGGACTATCCGCGCCTGGAGATGACCCTGTTCTGCGAGCCGCAGTTCATGTCCCTAATGGAGGGCTTGGAGTGGCTCCGGGTTCGTCCCACGGAAGACTTCGCCGGGCGCCAGTACCAGTACGACGCCCACGTGGACCTCAACTACTACGTGGAGCGCAGCGGGCTGCGATTGGAGGTGGATCGGGTTTCCCTGTTCGGGGCGGCCTTCGGGATGGTGATGAAGCAGGGGCGGCCGATCTACCGAGTGCATGCCGAGGAGCGCGAGTGGGCGCGGCAATGGCTGGTGACGGAGGAGATTCCGGAGGGTCCGGTGGTGGGGTTGGCGCCATGGGCTACGGACCCTCGCCGGACCTGGACACCCGATTACACGCGGGAGTTGTGTGAGAGGGTGGCGGCGTTCGGGGGCACGACGCTGGTCTTCCATCACAGTGTGCAGATCGGTTCTCTCCTGCCGCTTGGGCCTCGGACGCGTCTCGTGTCTGGTCTGGAGCTGCGGAAGGTGGCGGCGCTCCTGCAGCAGTGCCGGGCCGTGGTTTCCGTGGACACCGGGATTTACCACCTGGCCTCGGCAGTGCAGGAACAGGCCCGGCCCTTCCTGGTGCTGGTGTGGGGCATGTGGGCGCCCCGGTTGCGGACCAAATGGATGAGCAACTACCACGCGATCACGGCGCCGTCGTCGCTTGCGTGCTTTCCCTGTAACGAGACCACGCATGGCTGCGACCGGCAGTGCATGGACATCTCAGCGGAGCGCGTGTGGCAGGAGGGACTGCTTCCCCTGCTCGCCGCGTAGCTGTACCGGAGGAATAGGCATGGCACAACTTTCTCAGATCGGAGATATGGCGGAGCAGTTTGTAGAGGCCCGGATTGGCGGCAACGAGCTGGCGACCCTCACCGGCCCCAGCGGGCAGAGCGTGACGCTGCGGGAGGCGATGACCAACCGCTGCGAGGAGTACGCGCGGATCAACTGCGGCCTGGTCACGGGGGACATGGAACCCTCCTGGGCCGGAGGGACCGCGCGCGAGACCGAGCAGAAGCTGCGGGACCGGGGCTTCACGAACCTGGTCGGACAGATGGACTCCTACCCGCGCGGGGCGCTGATGTTCTTCAACCTGGAGGACACCAGCGAGGGGCATGTGGTCGTGGTCCTGGGGAACGGTCTGGTGGCGGAGGACGCCGCGGAGTGGCGCGGGACCCCCAACGCGCCGGGCATCAAGCGCTCGACGTTTGATGAGCTCTTGGCCGATCACCCGAACGGCCCCAGCGGAGTTTACTGCATCCTGCCGGTGCAGGGCGGGTAGCGACGGAGGCAACACAGACTCATGAGCCAACTGGAAAGACTGATTCGGGAGGCGCTCAACCAGGGCGACCTCGATGACTGCAAAGACGAACTGCTCTCACACCGAGCAGAAGTCATAACACATCTGGCAGCCACCTACCCCCGAGTGGACCGCGAAGTGCTGGAGACAATCTGGGACTCGGGATTGGAGCACCTGCTGGATCTCGTGGAGGAAGATGTCGCAAATGACAATTGACTGGACTCATCTGAAAGCAGCGGTAGAGGCGGCGGCGGTCGTGGTCGGCTCGGGCCTGGGCCTGAATGTGCTGCGGCTGGCGGGCGTGACCCTCAACAACCTGGTGACGAAGATCAAGTGGGACTGGGCGGAGAAGGCCGTGGAGAGCGTGGTCTTCGAGGTGGAGGCCATGGCGGCTCAGAGCGCCAAGGTCTGGACCGGTGCGGACAAGCGGGCGGCGGCTGAGCAGCAGTTGACCAGCATGGGGCTGGGCTGGGCTGTCCCGCTCATCGAGAAGGCGGTGTCGGTGTGGAACGCGGACCTGAGCGCCATCGCGGATCGGCTCTCGCCGACGCCGCCTCCGGCCCCGACGCCGGCTTCGGTTAGTATCCAGGAGGCGTCGCCCGGCGCGGCACAGCCAGCGTAACGAAGGGTTCGAGTTGCTAAACCAGGCCGGTAATCCGGCCGCATTCTATGGAGCAAGGTGGTTCTCATGGCGTTTCAGGACAGCGTACAAGCGGGGAGTCAGAAGACGTTTGTGGTGGTCGTGCGGGATGCGGCGGGGGTGGTCATCCCCCCGGATCAGTATACGGTGCAGTGGGCGGTGGAGTCGGGTGCGGGCACCGTGGATGGCAACGGTGTCTTCACGGCGCCGGCCGCGATCGAGACGGATAAGCTGACGGCGACGGTCGGGGGCATTGTGGCGGAGGCGGACCTGTCCATCGTGGCGGGTCCCCCGGCCAGCGTCGAGATCGAGGAGGCAAGCGCGCCCCCGGTGCCGGCCGCTTCGGCCGGGGAGGCTCCTGCCCCGGTGACGGCGCCCGAGGCGGCGGTCGAGGCGCAGGGCTCCACGTAGAGTAGGCGGGGGAACCACGGCCGTCCGGGACCAGGCACGGTTCCCGGCCCGGACGGCCTTTCGAGAGCAGATGTGGCAATGCTGAAGGCGATAGCTAGAAAGGAGAGGGTAATCACGGCCGGCAGGCCCTGGAGGTTGGGATCGTGTCTGATTACACAACGTACGGACTGCCGGGGTGCGATCTTCACGGTGCCGGCGCTGGAGGCAGCCTGCCTCCCCGACTACGTGAACCAGTAGAAGCGAGAAGCGTAGGGGTACGAGCCATGTTGCAGAGAATCGTGGGATCGCGGGGTGGCCGCATACTGGTGGTGGGCATTGTCTTCGTTGCCCTGTTCCTGGCGGGCGAGGCGGCGGCGGGCAACGGGGGCGCCGTCGTGGCTTCCAGCGGCTCGAACGTATGGCAGACCTTCGGGAATATCCTGTGCGCCGCGGGAGGCGCCGCGGTGGCGCTCATGGCGATGCGGAGCCACATCGCCAATCGCAGCATTCACCAGACGCCTCAGGAGTTGGACCGGACGTACCTGCGCAAGGACAGTGCTGCTGACCATCTGCGGGACGAGTTTGTCCCGAGGGAGTCCTGCGAGCTGATCCACCAGCATACCATCGAGGCCTTGGAAGCGGTGAAGTCCGGGGTAGATCGGATGGAGACTAAGCTAGATGCGCTCGCAGAGAAGGACTAGACAACCAGGAGCCATAGCCACCACTTACGCCGGTAGGCTGTATCGCAGCCGGCTGGAGGCGCGGGTGGCTCAACTGCTGGACCGGCTGGGTCTGGCGGTGCTGTATGAGCCGGGATGTTACCTGCTGGCGGGCGGAGAGTGTTACATCCCCGATTGGCAGGAGGTGGGGACCAGTAACTACGTGGAGGCGCGCGGGTACTGTAGCGCCAAGGGGCAGGAGCAGATCGAGGAGTTTGTGGCCCTGCTGCCCCTGGACGCCACCTACGTGGTGCTGCGCGAGGAGAAGGCGGGAGGCTGCAAGTGCTGGCATGGCGGGGAGTGGTCGGCGGTGCACTTGCACCTGGAGCGGCCCGGTTATCGTATCCCCGCGCGTTGTCGGGACAGTGTGATCGAGTTTCGGTTATACGGGCAGTGGCTCAGGTTGGATGACCTGGACGCGGCTCTCCGCCAGGAAGGGGGGACGCTGACGGGCGCTCGGTTGCGGGGAGAGAAGTAGATGGGGACCCGAGCGGACGGGGAGCGGATCGGGGGCTGGGCCCAAAACATAGAGGTCGGCACGATGGCGCGGCACCGAGGGGAGGCCTTCCAGCGGGAACTGAACAGATCATGGGATTACTACCTGGAGTGGCACTACTCCCGCGTGGAGGACCCGGCGGGGGGCGTGGGAGCGAAGCGGCCGGCCGACTACCTGGCTCTCCTGCCCAGCGGGGTGGCCCTGCTGGCCGAGGCCAAGAGCACCGTGAAGTCGGCTCTCCCCGAGCGCAACATCAAGCCGCACCAGATCGAGGCGCTCCTGATGGCGGAGAGGCTGGGGCACCGGGCGTATCTGCTGATCAACTTCCGCGACTATCCGCGAATCAACCTGGCCTTCGCGGTGGGGATATCGGACGCTATCGGGATGCTGCGCGACCTGGGCCGCAAGTCGATCCCTCTCAAGTGGTGCCAGGAGCACGCCATTGCCTTGCCGCGCGTGTCTCTGGAGATAGAGACCGGCGAGGGCAAGATACAAAAGCAAAAGGCATGGGACCTGAGGCCGCTGCTGGACGTGTGCCTCCATGGCCCCATCGTGGAGGCTTTGTAGAGGAGACCATGGGAGAGATCAAGCACAACAAGCTCAACGACCTGGGGAGCGCCCCGTACATGAAGTTCACTAAGAGCTGGTTCATCTGTAATCCGCCGCCGCGTCGCGGCTCGGTGCTGGTGCATCCGGCCAAGTTCCCCGAGACCCTGTGCCAGCAGTTTATCGAGTTTTTCACAAAGGCCGGGCAGACAGTGCTGGACCCCATGTGTGGGACCGGCTCGGCCGTGCTCGCGGCGGTACGCAGTGGCCGGAAGGGGGTGGGGATCGAGCTGCTGGAGAAGTACGCGGAGATCGCCGAGGCGCAGTTGGCCCAGGAGTACGAGGCCGGCAACCCAGACCAGGGGACCGTGATCGTGGGGGACGCGCAGTATACGCCGTCCCTGCTGGAGGGCGCCGGCGTGGGGGTCCCGGTGGACTACGTGTTGACCTCGCCGCCCTACTGGGACATGCTGCGCCGAGCGGCCGTCAACGCCGAGCGCAAGGACCGGGAACGCCGCAAAGACTGGGACATGTACTACAGCGACGATCCCGACGACCTGGGCAACATCGATGACTACGAGATGTTCCTGGAAGCCCTGGACCGGGTCTACCGGCAGGTAGCCGAGGTGCTGCGCCCCGGCGCCTACATGACGATCATCGCCAAGAACCTGAAGAAGGGCGGCACGATGTACCCGTTGGCCTGGGACCTGGCAAGGATGGTGGGCAAGTACCTGGATCTGAAGGACGAGCGCATCTGGTGCCAGGACAACGTGACCCTCTTTCCCTTCGCACTGGGATCGGCCTGGGTTTCGAACGTGCACCACCATACATGTCTGCAGTTCAGGAAGCCGGAGGTGGTGCGACCGTGAGTGCACCGATGACTACTTTACCTCAGCATTGGGCTGAGAAATACGCGCCGCTGCCTGACGGTTGGCTGCAAGCCAAGGCGGCGGGGCTGCTCCAGGCCATGCCCAACTTCCCGGCGATGCTGCGGGCTGCGGCTGAAGCCATGGGGGTCCATGAGCATCTGCTCGTGACCAGGTGCGAGCTGGAGCAGTCGGCGATCACCTACGCCTGGGACGGCTCCACTACCGACTATGGCGGGGGCCGCTCCGGGGAGAAGTTCAAGCTGCGCTACCTGTGCGGCGCCGACCGCACGGACAGCGGAGACCGGCCGGGGGGCTGGTTTGGCCCGGGTCGCCAGCTTCTCGCCTGCGCCCTGCGCTTCCGCTACTGGTATCGCGGCCAGGACGGCCCGCGCCCCGAGTGGCGCAACTGGCTGGGGCTGGAAGAGGACCCCGCTTACCAGCCGGAGGTGCCGGTGACCCGTGGCGGCACCACCCTCATCCCGGCCAATCAGATTAGCGCGGATTGCCTGCGTTACACCACGGGCATGGACGCACAAACTCTACTCTCGGATATCGCCAGGGAATGGTTCCCGGACGAGTTCGAGGACGACGACGAGAAGACCGCAGGAGGTATAAGCAGTATGTCTACGTTGACGCAGTTGGCCCCCACCATGGAGAGCCTGGGGGCCTGGTTGAAATCCCAAACGCCGGGGCACGGCAGCATCCAGGCGATCGTGCTGCACCACACGGAGGACCCCACTTCCCAGAACTACCAGGGAGTCAGCACCATCGAGGCGATCCGGCAGTATCACTTGAGCAAGGGCTGGTCGGACATCGGGGCCAACCTCTACGCCTGTCCCGATGGGACGGTCATCACCGGGCGCCCCATCTCGGCGGATAACTTCTGCCATGCCGCGGTGGACCGGCCCTGGGACCAGGTCGAGCCCGAGGCGAAGGCGATCTCGGGAGGGGACAACCTCTGGTTCAACCACTACGCCATCGGGATCGAGACCGTCGCCAACTTCGACACCGAGGACCCCTACGGGCCGGCCAACACCAGCGCGCGCAACAGCTACGAGACCGCCATGCAGGTCATGGAGGTCATCTGCCAGGTGTTCAACCTGGACTCCAGCAAGGTCTTCTTCCACCGCGACGTGGCGGACAAGACCTGCCCGGGCATGAAGCTGAGTCGGGCGGACGTGCGCTCGGAACTGCACAACCACCTGGTGGAGATCGCGGCGCAGGAAGCCAAGGCCGCCGCTGAGTCGGGGCTGCACGTCTTCCACCATGGCGTGGAACTTCCCTGCAACGTGTCAGAGGAGAATCGGGACGGCCAGAACGTGGGCCGCGCTGATCTCCGGCCGCTCGTCGAGGGCCTGGGGTACACCCTCCAGTATACGGCGCTGCCCAACGGGGGACGACTGGACATTCTGGACCCGACTCCACCTGCGCCCTCGGCCCCGGTTGAGGCGGACTCCCCGAGTCCCGCCCCGGCACCGGCCTCGGCACCGGCTGAGGCGGACGCCTCGAGTCCCGCCCCGGCACCGGCTTCGGCTCTGGCTGAGGCTGCCCCGGAGCCCCCGGCGGAGCCCCTGCTCCCTGCTGCTCCTTCGCCTGCTGCGAATCAGGCTGCGCCGACCCCGGTCTCCGCTGAGGCGCCCGTGCAGTAGGCTACCAGCCGCTGTGGGAGTTTCCCAGACCACAATAAAAGTGGTCTGGGAAACTTTTTGAAGAGAAACTATTGACAATGCTTGGTATTTCATGTATACTGTAAGTGTCAGTTGAGAGAAGGCATCACCGCATCGAAGCTCCGTCGTAGCTGCAAGTTGTGCCCTCGTCACTGCCTCGGTATCTCCCCTGTCGCAACCAGACTTACCGTATCTTAATGTCTACGCAACAGCCTACCTGCACGTCCAACCAATGCCCGCATCGGCACGCCGACCCCGCCGACCCGAAGCGGCGGCCAGGCTGTGCCGCACCGCAGCCCGAGCGGGTTCTCTTCTCCGGGCGGCTGGAGGCTCCCGTGGTCATCGTAGGGCCGGCGCCGCTGGCGCAGGAGGCGGAGGGGGCGGGACCGCAAGAGGGGAGCGCCTACCGCGTGTTGTTCGAATACTTGCGCGAGGGTGGCTGGGATACGAACGACCTCCTGTTCACCAGCGCCGTGCAGTGCCCGGCGCCGCCGAAGAGCCCGCCGAAGAAGAAACAGATCGACCTGTGCCGCGAGCACACCTGGGCAGTCCTCGGGGCCTACCCGCGCCGGCTCATCATCTGCCTGGGCAACGAAGCCTGGTCCTGTCTGTGGAAGTGCAAGGCCAGTGGGGTCATGAGCGGGACGGGGACCTTCCGGCAGCACGACTTCGGGATGACCCTCTGGATGATGCACCCAGCCGCCGCGGTGCGCGCTCCCGAGCTGGGAGAGGTGCTGGCGCGCACCCTGGCCGCCGCGCACCGGTACTACGTTGACGGGGAGCGGCCGGCGCTGCCCGATCTGGAGTGGCTGCTGCTGCACCCTGACCACTGCAACCCCTTTGCCGACGCCGAGACGCTTTCCAAGCTGTACGGCCTTACTCCGGGTCCCGAAGAGAAGTTAGTCATCGACACGGAGACGAGCGGCACGGACCCCTATCGGGACACCTTGCTCGGCGTCGGTATCTATTTCGCCGCCCACCAGCAGGCGGTTTACGTGGCGCTCAACCACGGCGACTTCCCGGTGAGCGTGTGGAACGCCGAGGACTCCTGGAAGATACTCGACCTGCTCCGCGCGTGGCTGACGGCGCCCGGGCAGAGGATCATCCAGAACGTGAACTTCGACGTGTCGTTCCTCTATGAGCAGCTGCACCTGGACCTGCTGCCTATCTCCTACGACACGCTGGTCGAGGCGAATCTCACCGACGAGAACAGCCTCAAAGGACTCAAGGAGCGAGCGATGGCGCTGCTCGGGGCGCCGGCCTGGGACCGGATGTGGGAAGACGAGAAGGGGCGCACTCTCAGCGACTACGCGGAGTCGGCCGGGCTGCACCTGGGCATGGCGCCGGTGGCAGAGGTCGGCAAGTATTGTTGCCTCGACTGCTTCTACACTTACGCGCTGCACGAGAAGTACCAGACGCAGATGACACCGGCCCAACGGGCCCTGGAGGTGCGCTTCCTGCGGCCCCAGATGAACCAGTTGCTGCAGATTGGGCGCCGCGGGGTCCTGGCTGACGTGGCCAGCATCGAGCAACTGGGAGAGGCGCTCGACCGGCTCATCGCCGAGACCGCGGCTGAAGTGAATCGGATGGTCGGCACCACGGGCCAGCGCTTCACCTCCGACAAGCACGCGCCTCTCGGCCTCAACCTGGGGTCGGTTCCGCAGAAGCAGCATCTCCTGTTTTCCCTCTTGCGCTTGGGCGCGTTCGTCCCCCGCGACAACAAGGAGTTCCTGACCGATACGGGTGGGCTGTCTACCTCGGCCGCGGTGGTCGACTTCCTGTTGGGACATGCGGTAGTGCCGGCCGAGGCCAAGGCGGTCCTACGCCTGGTGAAGCTGTACGGCAAGCTGACGGACACCCGCAGTGACTTCGTGAACTCGATCCGAGAGAAGGTGCGGCCGGACGGGACGGTCCATGCCGAGTTTACCCAATGGGTTACCCGAACGGGCCGTTTGTCCTGTAAGAGGCCGAATCTTCAACAGATACAGAAATCGCTGCGCCCGTTCTTCATGGCACCCGAGGGCTACACCTTCGTCGACGCCGACTACTCGGAGATTGAGGTGCGCTGCTGGGCCGAGCTGTCCCGCGACCCCCTGCTGATGAAAGCGCTCAGCGAGGAGCCCGACTTCCACCGCTTCACCGTGGGCATGGCGCTGGGCAAGGCGCCGGAGCAAGTGACGGATGAGGAGAGGCAGCGGGGGAAGGTGCTGACCTTCGGGGGCACGATGTACCGCGGCGGAGCGCCGGTCATCGCCAAGAGCATGGGCATCCCCATGGACCGGGCGCAGGACCTGTTCGAGAACATCCAGGCTCTGTACTCGCGGGGCGCGGCCTGGATGGACCACCAGATCACCTGCTGCCGCCGGCAGGGGTACGTCCAGTCTCCCCTCGGCCGCCTGCGCCGGTTGCCGGGGATCAACAGCGTTGAGAAAGGCACGCGCGTTGAAGCTGAGCGGCAGTCCGTGAACTCGGTGATCCAGGGCCTCGCCTCGGACATCACGGGCCTGGCGGCGCTGCGGGTGGAAGCGCTGTGGGAGCAGGAGGGCATCGACGGCTGGATTGCCATCCTCGTCCACGACAGCATCGTGACCATCGTGCGCGACGACCAGGTCGAGAAGGCCGCGGCGCTGCTGGTGGAGGAGATGTGCCGGCCGCCGTATACGCAGTGGGTGGTTCCCCTCCGGGCCAAGACCAGCATCTCCAAGCGGTGGAACGGAGAGCTAGATATCGAGGCGGTTCTGACCAAGCTCGGAGCGGCCAGTGAAGAGGAGGACGACAATGCCTGACCCGGTGGAAGTGCAGCGGCGCATCAGTCTCTCCCGCTTACCCAACTCGAAGCTGACGGTTACGGATCAGGAAGACCTGGTCCGACTGGAGGCCAAGCACGGGGCGGAGGCGGCCGAGCGGTTTGCGGAGTTGGTAGCGGCGGAACTGAGCAAGATCGGCGTGGACCTAAGCGCCGACTTCGGATACGCGCAGCGTGAGGCGATCGCGGAGAAGCAGGCAGACACCCCGCTGCCCGAGGCCGACCAGATCGTGCCGGCGACGTATCAGCGGGCGCTCTACCAGGTGGAGAACGGGATCATTCAGGTGAGCGGCCTGGTGCGCCAGGCCCGCGCCCGTTATGACCGGCTGGCCGGGGCGCTGGACTCGCTGAGCAGCCGCTGGCGGGACATGAGTGTGGAGACCGTGGAGTGGAAGGCGGATGCCGCGGCCGCCGAAAGGTTGGCGGATCTGAAGCGCGAGGTCTCCCTCGCCAAGGCCCACGCCAATTTCTGTGACAACTGCTATGAGGTGGTACGCAGCAAGATCTTCAGTCTCAACTGGATGATGCAGAACTACGACAGACATCACGGGGTCGGGCCCACCTCCCGTTCCCTGAATCAAGGAGGAGCAGCCGAGAACGATGAGTTACGCGATCCCTACAAGACCGAGTCCCTTTAGCAACAACCAGGGCGACCCCAAGAAGGGGGGCACCGGCTTGCGGTTCATGAAGCCGAAGAAGGACAACTGGCGCGAGTACGCCTGTGAGTTCACGGTGGTCCACCCGCTGGGCAATCCCTACTTCTACATCGAGCATTCGCTGAAGCTCGGCGGCAGTTGGAAGACGGTGTACTGCCTGGGCACGCCGCACGAGCTGACCAACGGCCAGATTCAGGCGGACCCGCTGGGCGTCGAGGAGTGCCGGAAGATCATCGTCCCCGGCTACAACTGCCCGCTGCACGAGTGCGAGTCGGAGCTGGGGACGGACAACGCCTACACGCGCGTTCAGTACCGCTTCGCGGTCATCAACTGGACGACGGGCGCCCTGCAGATCATGGACGCGCCGGAAACGTCCCTGCTCAAGTTCTTCCAGACCCTGCAGGAGGTCTCCGCGGCGCGCAATGGCGCCCTGGACCTGATGGAGATCACCTGGAAGTGGACGTGCGAGACGTCGGGCTCCATCTGGAAGAACGTCATCCAGCCCGTCTACCACGAGCTGTGGCACAGCAAGCAGGACATCCAGAAGCTCTGGGCTGACGCGGGCATGGCCAAGCGGTGGGAGTCGATTGAGAAGTACTGGAGCCGCGCGCAGACGCCTGACCAGATCCGGGAAGCTCTGGGGGCCACGGTTGAGCCTCCGGCCGGCTTCATGCAGGACCAGCGGCCTCCCGCGGCGGTGGATCCGGCCACGGGGCTGACTCCCGGCGAGTCCGTCTTCGGCGGCGCGGGTGCCTCGGGTCCGATGCCGGACTTCTTCGGCGGGGCGGCGGCCACTCCTCCGGCTCCGCTGGGGCCGTTGGGTGGCGGTCCTCTCGGGGGCCTGAACACTACTCCCGGTAGCGGGGGCGCGGTCCCGGCGGTGGACCGCGTTTAGGGAGGCGCTGCCGTGGAGTTCGTGAGCATGGGCAGTCCGCAGTTGGATGCAAATCTGCTGGCCGGATTCGACGGGAGGGTTCTCCCCGGACTGCCCCAGGGCCGGTTGACGGAAATCAGCGGCCGGCCCCAGGCGGGAGTCAGTACGTTTTGCTGGGCGGTGGCCTTGGCGGTAGCGGGGAAGGTCGCGTGGGTGGACGGCGACCTGTGTGGGCTGCCGGCCGGAGGGCCAAAGGAAGGGGTCGAGACGGAAGTGTTTGTGCTCGCCCCGTGTCCCGGAGTGGGTTACCTCGAGACGGTGGTCTGCGACCTCGCGCCTCACGTCGAGGTCCTGGTGGTGGACTCCTGGGACGCTCTCTCGGTCGGCTACACTCCCTCGGAGCGGGGGAGGGTATTGGGCCGCTGCGCCGATGTTGCCGCCCAGCATCACACTACCATTCTGATCACGACCAAGCGCTGGCAGAACGCTGAGACCGGATTGGAGTGGAGCGTTGATGACCGCCTCTTCCATACCTATGCCACGCTGGGGCTGTTCTTTCCCCGGCTGAGGGAGTGCGAGGTGCTGTACTCCCGGTGTTGCCAGTCTGGTAGGAGTGTCCTGTTTGACTACCCTGACCGATTTCGTGCGCAGCTCACTGGCGGCTTTGCCGGCCACTACCCCGGCACTTAGCTACCTGGAGAGTCGGGGGATAGACCGGCACTGCGCAGAGAGGTTCCGCCTGGGATTTGCTCCGCAGGACAACCTCTTCGTCCCTGGCCCCGGCATTTTGATCCCGGTGCTGGATTATTTTGAGCGCGTGGTCTCCGTATCGGTCAACCTGCCGGGGGGCGAGCCGAAGTACTGGCATCTGCCTTTCCCGAGACAGCGCTGGCTATACGGGCTGCATCTGCCGCCTGCTGCCGACCGGCCCCTGGTGGTCGTCGAGGGCCAGTACGACGCGATTCAGCTACGCCGCTTGGGGTGGCCGGCGTATGCGGTTTTGGGCAGCAAGCTCAGCCATTACCATGCCGCCCACCTTTGCTACCTGGCGCCCCGGCGCCGGGTGCTGGTCTACCCGGACAACGATAACCGCGACCTGATCGGGCAAGCGGCCCAGGTCCTGCGCGGTGTGGGCCTGACCGCCCTGGCGCCGCCCAGTCCGTACATGCCATGGGATGCGCCCAAAGCCGACCCGGACGATCTGGCCCGCAGCGATCCGGAGCGCCTGCTCGATCAGCTCAACGCGGCAGCGCCGGTGGTGTTTCGTGAGCCCCAGAGGAAGCGCAGAGATGAGTCAGGCCGCAGTCGCTCGGTATCTGGTGGAGGCCGGCCGCGGGCCCGCCGGCGGTTTTAGCGATTGGGAGCCGGACGATTGGGGGACGCTGCTGGTGATCCTTTTCCTGGCTGGTCTGTGCCTGGCAACGGCGTTCTGTGCGCGGTGACACGATGGTCAATCCTATCCGCTCCCTTCATCTGAGAAACTTCGGGCCGCACCAGGACCTCCGGGTGGACTTCGAGGCGGGGCTGAATCTGATTCGAGCCCGGAATCGCTCGGGGAAGTCGTGGGTGCTGCGGGCCTTGAGTCTGCTGCTCTACAACTACTGCCCCGCCTCGTACAACAAGGACGACGCCCTATGCGAGATCCGCTACCGGGACCCCGCTGACCCGAACGCGCGGCGGTCCCGGTTCTTCTCGATCACCGCGGAGTTCGCGGACGGTTCCAGGGTGACGCGGTACCGGGACGCCGATCGCAACGAGTACGTGGTGGAGCGTCCGAATCAGGGCCCGGTAACCTACCAGGCTGTAGGTGCCGGGTTCTTCGAGCCGGTCGGTCAGGTCACCGGGATATTCCCCCTGTGCCTGGACGGGAAGACCGACTACCGGCTCAACGTCAAGCTGAACACCGATCACCTTTTCCTCCTGGGGGAAAGCGGTGCGAAGCAGGATGACATTCTCACGCGGCTGCTGGGGCTGAACGTCATCAGCGCGGCCGAGACCCTGACGGAGAAAGACATCCGGGACCTGGCCGGTCAGTTGGACGCAAGGACGAACGAGGAGGCCCGGCTCAGCGCGGAGGTGCACCGGCTGGAAGACGCGCCGGAAGTGAAAGTCCGGGCGGAGCGGCTCGACGGAAAGCTGCGGGCGCTCACGCAGATGGATCAGACCAGGGCGCGGGCGGTGCAGTTGCTGGGGGCGGTGGATCAGCACCGGGCTGAGCGCGTGCAGTGTGCGCAGGTAGTGCAGGTGCTGCAGGTGGGCGCCGGCGATCTCACCGCGTGGCTGGAAAGGGCCGGAGAGATTGCACGAAAGGCCGGTGAGGCCCGCCGCGTCCTGGGCACGCTGGCGGGAGCACGGGAAGAGGGACTGGCGGTGGGAGCACGGGTTCGGTATCTGCGGGAGGCGTTGGGCAAGCTGCATGGCTTGCTGGACTCCGCGTTGCGACACGCGCTGGGAGCCCAGGCGGCGCGGGAGGTCGGGGGCCGGATAGCCCAACTCCAGGCAGGGCGGGCGCAGCAAGTGGCCCGTATACAGACGATCCAACAACAACTACAACAAGCGGAAGCGACCTACCAGCAGATACTCAGGGACGCCGGCGTGTGCCCCCTCTGCGGGCAGGCCACCCAGTAACAGCAGGGGAGGTTGCGCATGTCCGGGGATTCCCAGGTGGAACACTATGTGTCGGTAGCCGCGGAGTTCTGCATGGCCTGCGGCGGAGAGGGGCAGACCCCCATCTACATCGGGGGCAAGATGATAAGCGTGGAGGTTTGTCGCACCTGCGGGGGCACGGGAGATGCCAACACGGGTTTCGACGACGTGTTGGGCGAGGTGCACTGTCGCATACTGGGCTTGGGACGGCGTCGCAAGCAAGAAAGGGTGAAGTAAGCTGAAGGTTCCCGAGAACGTGTCGTGGCGGTTTACCTATCACGCGATCTACCGCTATGCCAAACGCGCCGGTCTCACTGTCGGCCAGGCGAAAGCGGAGTTACACAGGCTAAGGTCGAGGGCGGTCCTGGCGGGGGTTTCGGACGACGCCGTGAGGTTTCGCTGCCCCAATGGCTGCACCCTGATGGTGAAGCCGGACGGGGCCGTCGTGACGGCGTACTGGCCGGGGGAGAAGGACGGGCATCGGGTGATGCGGAGGGCCACGCTGAGCGGAGGCGCCCGGCCCCTGATCGCGGGCAAAGGCAGGGGGCGCAAGCGGCGGCGACGATGACGAAATCAATTCTGTTCTTTACCGACACCCACCTGGCCGCGGAGCCCATCGGGCAGCGCCTGGGCAACTACGGTCAGGACATGCTGGATAAGCTCGCCTGGGTGGTGCAGCAGGCGGCCGGGCACGACCTGGTAGCCTTCGGCGGCGACCTGGTGAACGCGCCGGGAGTGTCGCTGAGGATCGTCAACGGCGCGGTTTCCATGCTGCGGACGATTCCCAACCTGGTACTGGTGTGGGGACAGCACGACCTGGTGGGGCACAACCCGAAAACGATCTCGCAGTCGGCGGCCTCCGTGGCGTACTGGGCTCTTCCGAATCACCCTGGGGTAAGCGAGCGCCGGGAAATGGCGTGCGCCGGCCTGAGCACACGGCTCATCAGTCACAGCAGCTACCTCGACGCTCACCTGCAAGGCGGAGAGTATCGGACCCGAGTGGACGTGGCAGTGGTGCACGCGCTGATCGGCTTTAGCCTTCCGCTGCCGGCGGTCGAAGTGAGTGCGGCGATTGTGCTCAGCGGAGACTATCACGACGGGTACGAGCCGCAGCGGGTGCAGGATACCTGGTTCTTCAACCCAGGGGCTCTATCCCGCAAGACCATCGACGATTATGACCGGATTCCTAAGGTCGCCAGCATCCGGTACGACGACAGCCGGAAGGTGGTGGAGGGCTGGGAGTATCTGCCGGTTCCTTGCCGGCCGGCGCCCGCTGTCTTCGACTTGGGGAAGCACCTCGCGCGCCAGGACGGCGAGGCACGGCATAGCGAGTACATCAAAATGCTCGGGAAGGCCGCGGTGACTCCGCAGATGCCGGTAGACCAGATGCTGGACGAGATGGGCCTGGAGGAGCGGGTGCGGAAGTACGTGAGCGGCAAAATCAGTGAAGCCGAGCAGAGGGAGAAGTAGATGGCGACGAGTGACGTGTTGCAGAAGCTGGAGAGCCAGCGCGGGCGGATCCAGGGCCTGCGTGAAGACCTGGTGCGCGGGGAAGAGCGGGTGCGCGGACTCGACACGCAGATCGCTCAGGGCGAGGCTCAGCTCAGAGAGATGGGCATCACCTCCGTCGCGCAGGTACAGGAACTGGACCAGGAGGCGGAGCGGCTGGCGGCGGAGATCGAGCAAGGGCTGGCGGACCTGGACGGCCGCCTGGAGAGACTCAATGGAACGAGCACAACTGGCGGCCAGCTGTAGTCAGGCCCTCCGCCGAGCCCTCGAGTGCAACGGCCAGTTTGAGATGGTCGTGGCCCAGCGCCGCGTGGCTCAGGAGTCGGTGCGTGAGTTGACCACGCAGGTGGACCTGGCGACCAAAGGGGTAGCCGCTCTGCGGCAGATGGGAACCACGGCCCGAGATCGGCTCAAGGCGACGGTAGAGCCCATCGCCGGCCAGGGAATGCGGGAGATATTCGGCGAGGAAGCTCGGTTCGAGATCGTCTTCAAGCCGCTGCCCAAGTCCGGCTTCTCGGCCCAGGTGGTAACGGGGATCGGCGCGCAGCGCGGTAATCCGGTCAACACGGACGGGGACAGCGTGGCGCAGATCATCTCGGATGGCGTGCTGCGCACCCTGGTCACCTGCATGCACCGCCAGGGGGTCAACCGGATCGTCGCCCTGGACGAGCCTTTCAACGGGGTAGACAAGGCCAACCTGAGGCCGCTGTTCCGGCTGCTGCGCGGACTAAGCGACGAGATGGGAGTGCAGTTCATCATGGTCACCCACCTCGACGATGAAGCGGTGAACGACCTGGTGGATAAGACGATTCGCCTGGACCGGGCCGACGAGCCGGTCCTGGTAGACGCCTTGTAGGAAGTAACGCAGCGGAGGTAGCGACAAACATGAAGCGGCAAATGCAGCCGACCGGGACGAAGGTTATGGTCAGACCGAGGGCGGGAGAGGAGAAAACGGAGTCGGGAATCTCCCTGCCGGAGACGACGAGGGACAAGCTGACCGTTGAGGCAGAGGTCGTCGCGGTAGGCCCAGGCCGGCGCCTGCCGAACGGGGGGTATGTGCCGATAGCGGTTGAGCCGGGACAGGTCGTTGTTCTCAGGACGAAGGAGCAGCTGGAGGTGCGCAACGGCGAGGAGACCTTGCTGCTGGTAGACGAGAAGGACCTGTTGGGGGTGGTCGAGTGATCCGCCCCATGAAGGACATCGTACTCATCAGACCGGAGCCTACTCCCGAGAAGATCGGGAGCTTGTACGTCCCGCCCGGGCAGCAGTATCTCTCCCACCGCGGGGCGGTGCTGGCGGTCGGCCCCGGCCTCCATGACCACAAGGGCCGGTTCGTGCCCACCACCGTCCAACCCGGCGACGACGTGCTCTACTCGCCGGTTGAGTCGGCGCAGACTCGGATCGACGGTGAGAAGATCATCGTGGTGCGCGAGGCGGGGGTGCTGGTGGTGCTCAACGACATGGCGCCGGGAACGGTGTTCATCGGGTAGGAGGAGCGTGCAGGAAGTCAGGCAACACAACCTGCCGCTAGACTACGTCCTGGAGGGAGATTGCCTTGACCTGCTCCCGGTGCTCCCGGACGAGTCGGTAGACCTGGCCCTGTTCTCACCGCCCTATGACCAGGTGCGCGACTATGGCGGAGACTGGTCGTTGGACCTGCCCCGGCTGGGAACCTCGCTGTTGCGGGTGGTGAAAGACGGCGGCATCTGCGCGGTGGTGATCCAGGACGGCACCAAGGAATTCGCCAAGAGCCTGAGCAGCTTCCGGCTCGCGGTCGATTGGTGCGATGAGGTGGGCTGGCGCCTCTTCGAGTGCTGCATCTATGCGAGAGACGGCCGGCCAGGGGCGTGGTGGCGCAAGAGATTCCGCGTGGACCACGAGTACATCTTGCTCTTCCTGAAGGGCGAGCGCCCCCGGTACTTTGACAGCGAGCACCTGAAGGTCCCGACCAAGTTCCCGGACGCGGTCTGGCACGGCAGTCAGAGAAAGTCGGATGGGAGCATGGAGAGAGTCGTAAACGCTCCGGTCCATCCGCTCAAGTGCCGGGGAACGATCTGGAAGTACGCGACCAGCAACAGCGAAGGCAACCGGCTCAAGCTGCAACACCCGGCGACGTACCCGGACAAGCTGGCCGAGGACCTGGTGCGTTGCTTCTGCCCTCCTGGTGGTGTGGTGCTTGACCCGATGGCGGGGAGCGGGACGACGTGCGTGGCGGCGCAGAGGTATGGCCGGCGCTTCGTGGGCATGGACATCTCGGGCGAGTACTGTGAGATCGCGCGGCAGCGGCTGGCGCAGGAATGGGTGGCCGTGCTGTAGGGCTGATTCAGTAAGCCCCACCGACGGGGATCGGTGGGAGGAGAGGATGGATGGCTTATTCGGAAAGGAATGTCATCGAGGAAGTCCGCACGGCCGCGAACAAGGCCGCTTGCCTGCGCAGCCTCATAGAGCAGCCGGACCTGTGCCCCCTGGTGGAGAAGGCGCTGGCCCAGGCCGGCAGCCTCACGGCGCTGACGCAGCTGATGGGCTCGTCCAGCTATTCGACGTTTGGGAGCATCCTGCGCGGTGCGGGGATCACGATTCCTCCGCGGCCCAACCAGGCGACCGACGGAGCTTCTGAGGAGGACGACGAGCACAACCTGGCTTACTACCAAGCCCGCACCAAGCGGCTGGAGCGCGAGGCTAAGAAGCACACCGAGCTCTACGCCAACATCCGGGCGATCATGCGCGACGTCATGCGCGAGTACCCGGTGGAGCAGGCGATTCCCGTCAGCTACCAGCCGGTCACGCCTGATCTGGCGGACGAGGAGATTCCCTTCATCTTCATCAGCGACACCCACTGCGGCGAGCTGGTGACCAAGGAGCACACCTCCGGCCTGACCAGCTACTCCACGGAGCTGTTCGTGGAGCGGTGC